CAATGCTAACGGTATTTACAGATAGTCGAGTACTTGATCTACAATGGCTACCTGCAATCAAGTTTAACGAACCTTATACAGTTTGTCACAGTCTAACGGACTATATCAATGCCCCCGGTCGCAAAATAGCATTTACAATGTACATGATGGGACAAGATTACCACAGTCCTGTTAACTCGTTTGAAAGTTTTGTTAATCAACTAAGTCAAAATAGCGAAGCGGTATTTTGTTTTGACAGAGAAATGTCACTGCATTATTTTGATAAGTGGAATCAATGCACAGGAAAAAATGTTTATTGGCTAACTCCTGCATTTATTAACGAGCAACATCCAGTAAAAGATCGTGTAATTTTTTGGGGGGATTGGTTTGAAACATCAACTGCTCTCTATAAAGCCTTGCCTGATGTTTTGTCTACTGTAGATCCGTATAAAACAAAATCAAAATATTTTGATGCCTTATTAGGATTAAAGAAACCCAACAGAACATTTGTTTATGAAAATGTAAACAAACATAATTTAACCGATCAAATCATAATGACCTACAATGTTGATCGTAGAGTACAACCCGAGACCGGTCGGTATGATTACACTGACGAGTTTTATGCTAAAGATTATTTTATCTGGGAGCCAGGAACCAAAGTTGCTGATCCAATAAAGGAAACAGCAAATTATGTTCAGTATCAAGGTCAGACTACGAGATTAAGTCAAATTATTCCTGTACAAGTTTATAATGATACGGCCTACAGCATAGTGGCCGAAACAGACTTTAGAAACGAACACAGTTTCTATACAGAAAAAACAGCCAAAGCTCTAATGGCACGTAGACTATTTGTGGCATTCAGCGGTCGTGGATTCTTGAGCAATTTACAATCTTTAGGGTTTAAAACTTTTGGTGATATAATTGATGAAAGTTACGACAACACGCCGCCGGCAGAGGAACGATGGGCTCAAGCGTTCGAACAAGTTCGGTACTTATGTGGTTGCGATCAACAGGAAACTTATGCTAAAATAAAACCCATTGCCGAGCATAATTATAATTTAATAATGAATCAAAATTGGAACCAGCTCGCCGCAGATAAAATTACGAATATAATAAACCATGCTCATTGATCGTTACAATTACAAACCTATTGACCGTACTACCATTAATGGAAAAAGACATTATTGTTTACCCGATGGATCAGCGGTGCCCAGCGTTACAACAATCTTAGATCGAACAAAACCACAAGAAAAACGCGAAGCACTTGAGCGATGGAAAAAATCTGTAGGAGCCGAACGTGCTCAACAAATTACTACAGAAGCCGCTAATCGCGGAACACGTATGCACAGTTACTTAGAACACTATGTTAAAACTGGCGACATGAAAGAACTTCCTACTAACCCATTTGCACAGCCGTCGTGGTTTATGGCCGCACAGGTTATCTTAGAAGGATTCGCCAATATCAATGAAGTCTGGGGAGTCGAAGTTCCTGTTTATTATAGTGGGTTATATGCCGGTACTACAGACTCTGTGGGAGTGCATTCAGGTAAACCCAGTATCATGGATTATAAGCAAACTAATAAATTAAAAAAACGTGAATATATTGACGATTACTTTATACAATTGGCGGCCTATGCACAGGCGCATAATAATATGCACGGAACTGACATCAAAAGAGGGGTAATTCTTATGTGTCAGCAGCCGAAAGAGCTCAGTCCTGGCGTTTTTGACACCCCTGTTTATCAAGAGTTTATACTTGAAGGCGCAGAATTTGACCACTATAACAACGAGTGGAACAAGAGAGTTGAGCTATACTATCTCACAAACTAAATACAGTATACACGTTGGGATCAGTTAAGTATGGCAATAGTACAAATTTCAAGAATTCAGCAAAGACGCGGGCTTAATCAGGACCTGCCGCAGTTGGCCAGCGCCGAGTTGGCCTGGAGTGTTGATACACGCCAACTTTACATTGGTAATGGTACTTTGGCAGAAGGTGCACCTACTGAAGGTGTGACTGAAATTTTAACTGAATATTCTATTATTAATTTCACTGATCAGTTTACCAGTGATTTTGCCAATCTTCAGGCCAATGTGGCTACAATTTACGCAGAAGTAACAGCCGCAGGTGGTATCAAATCAAACGTAGTTTTAGCAGCCAACACCGCAGGTATATTTTCTACAATCACAGCTAACAATGCCACGGTTAACTATACCTTATATCAAGGTACAACACAAAGAACTGGAACTATTAAATTAAGTCGCTTTGCCACCGGATCATCGTTGGCATTTGAAGAAGACTATAACCAGACAGCAGGAACTGATATATTCTTTACCGCGAACGCTAACACAACACAAGCCAATTTAAATTACACAACAACGTCCCAGACAACAGTAGTATATTCAATTACAAACGTATAATATAAAAACACATGTGGAAACTTGAACCAGACGAGAGGATATCTCGTTGGCGTGACTTTCGAAAATCGCTCGACCAACTCAGTTTAGAACAAGCACTCAACGAAGTTGCCAATTTTTGGCAAAGCTGTCCTCACTCACCTTACTATTTGGATCCATTAGACACCAACACCTGGCCCTCTCCTTGGGAGTTAATTGCCGAAAATTATTATTGTGATCTTGCAAAAGCCTGCGGTATGCTGTATACTATATACTTTACTGAACATGGAAAAGAGTTGGATGCCGAAATACGAGTATATTATGATCCCGAAACTCGGTACACCTATAATTTAGCCGTTCTGTCACAGGGAAAATATATGCTTAATTTCATTGATGGCTCGGTCGTAAATACTCTATCAATAAATAAAAACTTACAGTTAAAACATAGTTACAGTAGCAAAGATTTAAAATTACAAGAATATTAGAGGGATCGATGACGCAAATTCAAGTTACAAAGAGAGAAGGACATAAAGAAGTCCTCGATTTAGAAAAACTACACAAGGTAGTTTTTTGGGCCACACAGGGTATTACTGGTGTCAGTGCCAGCGAAGTGGAAATAAAAAGTCACATACAGTTTTACAACGGAATCAAAACGGCCGACATTCAAGAAACATTGATCAAAAGTGCTGCAGATTTAATTTCAGAAGAAACACCAAATTATCAATACGTAGCAGGTCGTTTAATTAACTACCATCTGCGTAAACAAGTTTATCATGATTATCAACCATGGCCTTTGCTACAGTTAGTTAAACGTAATGTAGCCAATGGATTTTATGACCGTGGATTGTTGGAAGCCTACTCCGAAGACGAGTGGGATCAATTAGATCATAAGATTGATCACAGCCGAGATGAGAACTTTACCTATGTTGCCATGGAACAATGGCGCGGTAAGTATCTTGTACAAAACCGTGTTAGCGGAGAAATCTATGAAACACCGCAAATAGCCTATATGCTTATTGCGGCAACACTATTTCAATCATATCCAAAAGACACAAGATTAAAATGGATATCAGATTATTATGATGCAATTAGTCTTGGAGACATTAGCCTTCCTACCCCTGTCATGGCTGGTGTACGCACTCCTCAGAAACAATTCAGTTCCTGCGTTCTCATTGAAACAGATGACAGTCTTGACAGTATTAACGCTACTGCTTCTTCTATTGTCAAGTACGTATCACAAAAAGCCGGCATCGGTATCGGTGCAGGCCGCATCCGTGCATTGGGATCACCGATCCGTTCAGGCGATGCTTACCACACAGGTGTAATCCCGTTCTACAAGCTATTCCAAAGTGCCACACGTTCATGTAGTCAAGGTGGTGTACGTAATGGTGCCGCAACACTTTATTATCCTATCTGGCATTTAGAAATTGAAGACCTTATTGTGTTGAAGAACAACAAAGGTACCGAGGATAATCGTGTACGTCACATGGATTATGGAGTACAATTCAATAAGTTAATGTATGAAAGATTAATCACAGGTGGCGATATTACCTGTTTTAGTCCTCACGATGTGCCTGAAATGTTTGATGCTTTCTTTGCAGATCAAGACAAGTTCAAAGAGTTATATGAACGTGCCGAACGCAATACCAAGTTGCGTAAAAAGACCTTCAAAGCCGCAGAATTGTTTAGTCGCTTTATGCAAGAACGCAAAGATACAGGACGTATCTATTTGCAAAACGTGGACCATGCCAATACGCACAGTCCATTTGATGAAAGTGTAGCACCCGTAAAGATGTCAAACCTTTGTTGTGAAATTGATTTACCAACAGTTCCACTCAATGATGTCAACGACGAAGATGGTAGGATCGCACTATGTACTTTAAGTGCGATCAATTGGGGCAATGTAAAAAGCCCACATGACTTCCAGAGACCCTGTGAACTGGCAGTACGTGGATTAGATGCTTTATTAAGCTATCAAGGTTATCCAATTAAGGCCGCTGAGTTAGCCACTAAAGAATTTCGTCCATTGGGAGTAGGCATCATTAACTTTGCGTATTTCTTGGCAAAGAATGATGTTAGTTATTCAGATCCACAAGCATTAGCATTAGTCGACGAGTTTGCTGAAGCCTGGAGTTATTACTTGCTCAAAGCTTCAGCAGATCTCGCTGTTGAACAAGGCGCCTGTGGTCGTTGGCAAGATCTTAAATCAGCACGTGGTATCTTACCAATTGATACACGTAAGGCAGAGATTGATGAATTAGTTCCTCATCAAGAGCGTATGCCTTGGGCAGAGTTACGTGAACAAACCAAAGCCACTGGTCAGCGTAATGCTACCCTAATGGCTCTGATGCCAGCAGAAACTTCAGCGCAGATTGCTAACGCAACAAACGGCATTGAGCCCCCACGTAATTATGTTAGTATTAAACAAAGTAAGCATGGTGTTCTTAAACAAGTAGTTCCTGAATATCGCCGCCTTAAAAACAAATACGAACTATTGTGGGATCAAAAATCACCAGAGGGTTACCTAAAACTCTGTGCCGTCCTACAAAAATACATTGATCAAGGCATCAGTGTTAATACTTCTTACAATCCACGTTTTTATGCGGATGAAAAAATTCCAATGAGCGATATGCTCAAAGATGTTATACAGTTTTATAAGTATGGTGGTAAACAGTTGTACTATTTTAACACCAACGATGGTCAAGGTGAAATCGATATAGAAAAATTGTCTGCTCAACAAACTGAACCAGAACAAACAACAGTAGATGATGCTGATTGTGATAGTTGCGTAATTTAAGGAAAGTAAAATGAGCGTATTCAATATTCGTAAAACCGATCACACCCAGTCTTTAGCATTTTTAGACACAAACGGAACCCCCGCTATTCAACGTTATGACGTACTAAAGTATCGTCAATTTGACAAGTTGACAGACAAACAGTTGGGATTCTTTTGGCGTCCAGAGGAAGTAGATGTACTTCGTGATGCTAAAGATTTTAAAGAATTAACTGACTTTGAAAAGCATATCTTTACCAGTAACTTAAAGCGTCAAATCCTATTAGACTCTGTGCAAGGTCGTAGTCCTAACTTGGCTTTCTTGCCTCTTGCTACGATTCCCGAATTAGAAACATGGATTGAGACTTGGGCCTTTAACGAAACGATTCATTCTCGTAGTTATACACATATTATCCGTAACGTATACAGTAACCCCAGCGAAGTATTTGACGAACTAATGGACTTAGATGAAATCGTTGCCTGTGCCGGAGATATCAGCAAGTATTACGATTCATTGATTGAGGGCGCAGGTTGGTTCCGTATGTTGGGGTATGGTACCCACTCAGTCAACGGCAAAGAAATTGTAGTTGATCCTTATCAACTTAAACGTAAGTTGTGGTTATGCTTGAATAGTGTAAACGCATTAGAAGGCATTCGTTTTTATGTTAGCTTTGCTTGCTCATGGGCATTTGCAGAGTTGAAAAAGATGGAAGGTAATGCTAAAATTATTAAACTAATTGCACGTGACGAAAACGTACACTTAGGATCTACACAGACCCTGCTCAAATTACTTCCGCAAGACGATCCAGACTATGTTACAATCAAGGCCGAAACCAAGGTTGAGTGTGAACAGATGTTCCTGGCAGCTGCGGCACAAGAAAAAGCCTGGGCCAAGTATTTGTTCAAAGATGGATCAATGATTGGTCTTAACGAAGTATTGTTAAGTCAATATATTGATTGGCTAACCTGTAAACGTATGACAGCAGTAGGATTAGACTGCGGTATGAAACCCGGTGCAAGCAATCCGTTACCATGGACACAAAAATGGATCGCCGGGGCAGATGTACAAGTAGCACCACAAGAAACAGAAATTACCACTTATGTAATTGGTGGTACAAAACAAGACGTTGACCAAGATACATTTAAAGGATTTAGTTTATGATTACAGTATATTCAAAAAACAACTGCCCTTTTTGCGTTCAAGCAAAAAGCCTACTACAATTAAAAGGCGTTGAATTTGAAGAAGTAAAAATTGACGAAAGCTCAGAAGCACGTGAATTTGTTGTAGGTGAAGGACATAGAACTGTGCCGCAGATCTATAAAGATGGTAAACTATTAGTCGAAGGTGGCTTTCAAGGTCTCAAACGACAGTCAGAAGAATTTTTCGAACAACTAAAAGGTTAATATGTTAATTTCAAAATCAAAAATCTCCGACGGAGACATTGCATCATTCAAGTTAAACAACGGGGACGAGCTCGTTGCTAAAATTGTAAGCCAAACAGACACTACTTATACACTGAGTAAACCATGTACAGTAGTTCCTGGACAAAAAGGTATTGGACTTATGCAGAGTATGTTTAGTATCGATCCAGATGGCGAAGTTGAACTAAGTAAACAACATATAATGATCACAGCGCCGACTATTAAGCCAATGCAAGATCACTATATACAAGTAACTACAGGAATCCAAACTGCACCCAGTGGGATCATAACATAATGCCAGAAGCTGCCAGAATCAATGATGTAGACAATAGCGACGGACACCTCGAAAGTGCTGGAGCAACAACGGTTAAAATAAACGGACAATTGGCAGCATTAGTTGGCACAGTGGATCGTAGTCATGCCCCTTATCCAAGACGACATTCAAATCCACATCCACCACATCAAGCGGCCACTATCAGTCAAGGCAGTAGCACGGTTAGAATTGAAGGCAAATTTGCTGCACGTAAGGGCGATCCTTTGACCTGCAACCATGTGGTTAATCAAGGCAGTCCCGACGTTAATATCGGATAAAAATAATAGTAGTAGTTTATTTTTGCCTTAAATACACAATAAGGCAAAATTTCAAATGGCACTTACTCCAACAACACTAATAGCAATAGCCGGACTTAGCCAAGGAACCGGACTTGCAATCAATTCAAATATGACTTCGGCTATGAGCCAAGTTGTTAATAGTTCTATAGTTACAACTATTGCTAATCTTCGTGTAGCACCAAACATTGGAAACGTCGTTGGCTTGACCGACACTATTAATAGTTTACCATATTTTATTAATAACTCTGCGTCAGTGGTGTCCACGGTTACTACACATGCCCAAGGAATCCTCCCAGAGACATCGGTGCTGGGTCTTAAAGATTTTATTTTGTTGTTTAATAGTGTTGCCAGCTTTGTTGCTACAAACGCCGAAGTAGCGTCAGCATTGGCTGAATACAAAAATGAAACATTTGGTAACTTAGGCATTGGTGTAACAAATTACAATCAGGTTATTACCAGCGGAGTTCCAAACAATTTAATTGCTGTTGGTCCATATCTAAAAAACTTTGGCATACTTTACGACTTTACAGATCTAACTACCGTAGGTACTCCGCAGAGCCTTGTAATGGGACTACAAGCTGCCGGGTTTGGGGATACCTTGGGAATTAATCGTACCATTGTGTCATCTGGATACGATCCAACGATGGTAAAGAATATCCCTTCTTCGGTATTAACCGCAATATTAACAAATGTCAGCGGAAGTAATTTAATCAACGCCGTCGCTTTATCACACTCAACACCAGTTAAGACTGTAAACAATGCTGCTGAACTATTATTAATAGAAACATTTATACCACAAGATGTTGTTGAAACTTTAGGGCTATCGGCTGTTGGGTCAGACGGACTTAAACAGTTGGCCAACAAATTATTAAATTTAGGAGTCCAGGGTGACAACTATAAGTTAGGCAATTTTTTAGCCAACGTTGAAAATCCTTCGTTGACACATCTTGGTACACTGACTTCGGTAATTCCAGCTACGGTGGCTTCAACAATAGGATCAACAATTGGAACCGGAGTAGGCCCGTTTGGCAATCCTCTCATACAAGATCTCATTGGTACTGTAGCAGGACTTGGGCACAATGACAATTTTACCACAGTAGTTAACAGTATCAACACGATCCAGGGTAATACGCTGGGTGCTTATTTAATTGCCAATGCCGCAACATTATCATCGGCGATTGCAGCAGCCACAGACCCAGGATCAGACCCAGCAACACTTGCTGCCAACATAGCATTTTTTAATTCTGTACAAAACTTTAATTTGGCCATTGCAGGTACATCACCATTTGCAACCGCAACCACCAATGCCAACCAATCATTAACAAAATCATTAAGTCAGGTAGCCACAGAAAATTCAAATCTATCAAGAGCCAGTATCAGTCTTTACAGTGGCACAACAACCGACGGAGTTGGATCTTCGGACTTTATGTCATTTGGTCGCAGGTTACATGACTTTGGTGTCGACGGATCTCAATTAGGTTACAACATTATATTAGAAAATATTGTAACAGATGATCAAGCCGGTGACGCCATTCGCGCCTGTTTAGCCGAGGGCAGAAATCTTGCCAACAGCCAAAAAAATGGTAAAACCACTCCACACGTGGCTAACTATTATCAATCTTTAAAAACAGTTTAGAGCAAATATAACCCTATTTAATCTTGATTTTTCTGGATAAAATATGTATAATAGTATCATATAAACAGTTATAGCAGTCTATATCTCAAAATCTACATGGTTATATAAACTTAGCACCTTAAAAAAGTGCGACAACCAAAGGAGGACAGTATGAGAACGATATTTTTATCTATCGTAGCAATATTAGCCCTGACCGTAATGGCACCCGGTCATGCAGAAGAAGTACAACAAAACTTTATTACAAAAGTTGACGCAGTAGAATCGCAATCAATGTATGAGCGATTAGCAACAGGAACAAGGGATAAGTTAGATTCCTTAGTTCAAATTATTACAACACCTTGGATCGATTTTTCAGTATCCAGCAAAGACGAAGATTGCCTGGCACGGAACATATTCTATGAAGCCGGCAGTGAAAGCGAAGAAGGCAAAGCCGCTGTCGCAATCGTCACAATCAATCGTGTTAAAGACGGACGTTTTGACAAGTCAATTTGCGGAGTTGTCAACCAACGCACAGTATTTGTTCGTCAACGTGAACTACAGAAAACAGAAATGGTAGCTGCTGGTTTTTTTGGCCGTCCAGAACCTGTAGTAAAAAAAGAAATAGTTATGCAATCTATCCCTGTTTGTCAATTTAGTTGGGTCTGCGCTTTTATGCGTAAACCCGGTAAAGAAGATGAACGTTGGCAAGAAAGTCAACGCATAGCACATGAAGTGTTAAACGAAGGCTATGCAGAATACCGCATGAAGTTTGCTGACGCACTATACTTTCATGCCGCGGGTATACGTCCCAGCTGGGCACAAAGCAAGAAGTTTGTTGCTCGGGTAGGCGGACATAAATTTTACTCAGACCCATCAAAGATCTAAATGTTTTTTCCAGCCCTTGAGCGTTTACGGAGTATTGCTGTTAGACACAGTGGTAAACGGTATACGCCCGAGGGTTTAACACATTTAATCCGTATGCAGTTTCGTGATCCTAACTTGGTCTTTAACACCGAGCGAGACAGTCGTGTGGAACCAGGTAACTTTTGGATCAAGGGTGAGTATCGTCCTGCCGACGACGAAAATAACGATCCCTGTATCTATATCACTTTAACTTATCCTAAAAAAGAACGAGTTAGTTATATTGATAAAACTGACTGGCATAATATGGGTTTTCATATAGCAGATGTCTTGACACACGAGTACCTTCACCAGTATTATTGTAGACGTAGAGGATACCGACATGGTCGTGGCTATCGTTCAAAAACTACATTACGATATTCGGAAACAATGCAAGATTATCTCGGATGTGAAGATGAAATTTTAGCACATGGTTTTAATGTAGCAAGCGAAATGGTAGTGTACAATCGACCAATGGAACGTACAGCAACATATCGAAACTATAAGAAACATTTTAAACGAGATCTTAAAGTATTACTACAATTAAAAAAACAAGCGAATAAGTATATTAAACAACTGGAGCATTCAAATGACAAAACCAGCAGCAACTCAAGAACAAGTAGTAGAAGATGTGTATGATACAGAAATCAGCGACGAGGACTATGGTTTTGTACTTGGCCCAGACGGCGAGTTAAAATCAGTATTTTTACCAGATTCAATGCCGTTTAAAACTCCTAAAAAAGTACAGCGTATTTTAAAGATGTTTGGGATTATGGACCCGCATCAATTAGACGACGGTACGCTACACTAATCTGTTGCGAAAATACAACACCAAAAACCCCCAAAATTAGGGGGTTTTTTACGCCTAAAATTTCGGTTGACCCAAAATTCGCTCTCCTATATAATGTATGTATAGTGATTAATAAGGAGCAAAAAATGGTTGGATTAACAATAGTTGAAGGTGATACAATTCGTGCATACGACTTCAAGCCAATGTTAGGTCGTGAAGACTGTTTTATCGAAGGTCGTGTAGTTGATGCCCACAATACTGAATTGGGGTATCAAGCCTACAAAATTGTAGTTACCAAAGACTCCTGGTCAGACAGTGAAGACAAGGGTCGTGTTGGTATCGAAATGTTTGTGCCTTGGCGTGTCGATTTTAGCGAGTTCCAAGGTCGTGTAATGAATTTGTCAAGATAAGGAGTAATTATGTTGGTAGAAGATAAATTTTGCTTTATTGAGTTTAACGGCGTCAAATACGATAGCCGTCACGGTGGTCCGTTTGATCGTGGATCTGCTGACTCGTGGTATAGTCGTCCACGTGATCCACACTTCTACTTAGGCGACAGTTATAGTAGTCGAGAAGTTGGTCGTGATTTGATGACTAAAGATCAAATCGATGCTTACCTTGCTGGTTACGACTACAACGAACAGCACGGTGGTAAAAAGGACTGGGATTAATGAGTAATGTATTTTTGCTCAGTTGGGACTGCAATGGTGTTGAAGCAGTTATTGACATGTCTAACTACGAAAAAGAAACCGTGTGGGCAGTTTTACAAGAAGTTGACCCACCGGCAAGACTTGGTAGCATAGTTCAACATTTGATTCTTCGTGCTCGTGCCAATCCACAGCGTCATTATGAAATTTATACCATGCAGGTTGAATCGGGTATTACCGAAGAAGATGTTCGCGAAATGTTTGACAACGATCCACAGGGTTCGGCGGATTTAATACGCGAACGTGGAAATCGAATTTACAGCGATAGAATTACAGAACCAGCAAAGATAGTATAATGTACACTTATCATCCTAAAAATACCAACGTATCAGATGCCCTGAAAGTAGAAGCATTTATCGGTGGATATTCCGAGTTATACAATGCTGTCAGTGTCAACCCCAATCTGCGTATGATACCCATTGAGTATGTTGACGGAGTTAGAGCAGGCCTAAAACAATTGGGCTATCAAGTGCGTATTCGTTATCGCGGCCCACACGCCCAACAACGTGATACACATAAATCAGATGCCCGTGCTTTTACAGTTTATTTCAAGGAACAAAATGGAAAAAAATAACAGAATTAACGTATTGCGTTATACACTTACTCGGGACCAAATTGGTACTTTTGTCAATGGTCTACACGAAATACAGGCTGATATGATTGAAGCTACTGTAGCCGCAAAAGAAGCTCGCGGTTTTCCCGAAGCAAACGAAGTTATTCGACATATTATGGGACTAAAATAATGGCTTTTGAAACTTGGCTAACTGAAGAAGATACAGAACGTCTATGGGCGGTAGTTGAAGGCAATTTACCTGACTATGCGGCTACTACAGCAGAACTTGAAGAATTTGAACGATTGGTTACTCATGCTGCTATGATTAAAATAGCCGGGGAAAACTATCAAGCCCAGACTATACACTAATTAAAATTTACCTACAATATCAAGCCCGCCCAGTGCGGGCTTTTCCTTTTGTGTATAAATACTACATTATGTCAGCTAACGGAATCAGTCATCTAAGTACCAAACAAGCACGTCAAGCCGCCAAATTGGCCTTGGCCGCTACTAATAGAGCCGCATCTGCTGCCCGTGCTGGTAGTACACCAGTGGCAGATGATAGATATACAGCAGACACCACAGAATTGCCCACAACATATACCGGTAATGCTGTGACCAAACAAAATCATGTAGGGGGTCTTGTAAAAGGCCGCCCTTGGAAGTAAATATATAAACAGGACATATTATGAACGCAAGTGAAATTCTACGCAAATTGGCAGATGTAATCGACAGCCAAGAAACAGGCAGTTCTAAACTTGTTGCTCAACAAGTTCCACATCAAGATCAATCGGCACAATTACATGCTGTTGAAATTGACAACCATGACCATACTGAATCAAATCTAATGGTTCCACCACTGCAACAAAAACTTGAACTGATGAAAAAGCTGGCTGGCGAAGATGAAAGTTGCAAAGAGTGCGGTTGCGAACCATGCGAGTGCGAGCCAGACGAACTATCAATCATGCGTCAAAACGCAGGAATTGCTCCAGCCATTATCGCTATAGCTGACGAAGACGAACCTTTTGAAGGGTAAGTCTTAGATGGCAATTCAAAAACTATTCACCAGTTTAAGCAAAGCCGGAAACACCAATGCCTACGTGGGCGAAAAAGGTCGTATCTGGTACGATTCCGTCAAAGGATTCCGTATCAGCGACGGAGTTACACCAGGCGGACAAGCTGCCGCGGTAGCAGTGACCAATGCCAACATTGGTGACCTTGTGATTACTGGTGCCACAATCAGCACATCCAACACCAATGAAGATCTAAATCTTGATACCAACGGCACAGGTAACGTAAACATTCTTGGTGCATTCAACGCATTGACCACTTCAGGTCGTACCATTATTGAAACCTTACAAAATGGTACACTAAACTTTTATGTGCCCAACATCAGTTATGACAGCGCCATTGACATTATTGGATCGGCCGATGGAGCGATAGTTGCTCCGCAAAATACCGGTGTGTTGTTGCACCTGACCGGACAGGACAGCCTGCCGGCTCGTATCTACAATGACTCGGTCAACAGCTATGCCGCATTCATTGGTCGTCGTTACAATGGCACAGCTGACGCACCCACACAAGTACTAAGCGGCAATATTATTGCTCGTTACGGTGCCACACCCTACAGCAACACCGGTTGGCCCTCAATCTCTACTGCCCGCATGGACTTTGTGGCCCTGGAAGATCAAACAGCTACCACGCTGGGTACCAGCATACAATTTTATACCACGCCTGTGGGTAGTGCCAGTTCGGTGCCCAGTATGACTGTTGCATCCACTGGTATCAGCAATGCCGCCAACGTGGTTCCCATTTCAGATCAGGCCTACAATTTAGGTACTGCTACTCTTCGTTGGAAAAATGTCTATGCTGGACAAGGTGGCCTGTGGCTGGCCGATTCGGTAACCAACGCCGAAGTGCAGTTGGGCGTTAACAACGGAACCTTATATATCAACGGTGTACAAAACTTGGCCGTGGGCAATTTGGTTATCCTGAACACCACTCTAACATCCATAACACCCAGCACAGACATACAAATTGGCAACACCGGCGACACTGGCAACTTGGTGATTGGTCGTACTGTACAAATCCGTACACAGAACTTGAACACCGAAGCCGCACTATTAATCAATGGTAGTTTAAGTAATATAGTTCCAACTGAATACAACAACACCTTGTTCCACACAGTGGCAGTTCCGGGCTACAACGGCATACATCTCAATGACACATTTGGCACCGGCGTATTTTCTACATACGAAGGCCGTCATGCTCGTGGTACTATACAAAACCCCAGTGCCACACAGTCCGGCGATGTCTTGTTGCGTGTGGCCGGCGCCGGCTACGGCACCAACACCTTTGACACCAGTTTTGGCACACAGGGTGGCAGTCGTATTGACTTCCGTGCCACCGAAAACTACACCAACTCAGCCAAGGGTTCGGACATACACTTCTGGACCACACAGCCCGGCACAACCAACACAGTGAATTCAGGTAGCATCGACTATCGGGGATTCTTTGGCAACAGTTTTACCTTTACCACTGACAATTCTGTACAGACCACAGCTGGTATTCCCTTAACACAAAAAGGGTCTGGCCTGGGTGTTGCCACCCTGGACTCAAACGGATACCTGACGGCCGCACAGATTCCACCCAGTCTCTTGGGTGGTGTTGTTTATCAAGGCTCCTGGGACGCCAGTACCAACACACCAAGTCTGGCCAATGGTTCAGGTACTACCGGCTACGAATACTCAATCGGAGTTACAGGTACACAGAATCTGGGCGGCGGCAATCAAACCTATGTTCAAGGTGGTTTTGTTATCTACAACGGTTCAGTATGGAGCTATGTTCCACCCACAGGCCTGTTTACCAGCCTGACAGCCAGCACACACCTATCAGTAAACCAACCCACCGGTGCTATCACTATAAGTGTAGATGCTACCAGCGCCAATACAGCCAGTACCATTGTGAGTCGCGATGCGTCGGGCAATTTCAATGCCAACACCATCACAGCCACATTGGTGGGTGCTGCCACTTCAGCAGGCACAGCCGCAACAGTGACCAATGCCATACAATCAGCCATCACCAGCGTGGGCACATTGACCAGTTTGGGTGTCACTGGCAATGTCACAGCTGGCAACGTTTCGGCTGGCACCGGAACCATCTCGGCCGCAACCGGACAGTTTACCAACATCAACAACTCATTGCAAACTATCACGGCCAATGTAGGTGCATTTGAGACTTATGCCAATGCTACATTTGCTACAGCATCTACAGTACAAACATTATCAGCCAATGTAGGTGCATTTGAGACGTTCAGCAATGCCAATACCGCAGGCCTATACAATAGTATTTTGGGCGCCAATGCGGCAATAGTCACTGCCAACTCAGCAGTAGTAAGTTATGTCAACGCATTGAATTCGGCCATGGCGGCAAATGTGGCTGGTGCCAATGCCGCAATAGTTACAGCCAATACTGCAATGAAGGGGTATGTGGATGCTGTCTCTACTGCATGGACTGCCAACGCAGGCACACAACAAACACAGATCAACGCAATCAACAGCAACGTAACAGCGGCCAATGCGGCCATTGCCACACTACAAACTCAAGTGTATACCAACGCCAACGTTGCGGCCTACTTGCCCACATATACCGGTAACTTACAGGCCGGCAATGCCACCATAATCAATACCTTGACTGCCAATACTGTGATCACTGGTTCAGGTGGTATCAGAAGCATAGCAGGTGGAACTCCTACTGTTACCATAAACTTCATCACCGACAAGATCATACATGTTTATCAACCTGCTGGTACAGTTACTATGCAATATGGTACCTTGACGGCAGGGGCCAGTGTTACCGTCCTGATCAATTTTGCCGCACAGCACAACATAGTAACTGGCGTAAGTGCCAGCAACAACATCAACCTGGCTGGCAAAATCAATATTGGTGGTGTTGGTAATGCACCAGCGGCAACTGCACAGACCTTGGTCAAATTGGTTTACACTTCGGTAGACGGTACTGCTGGTAATACCTACTGTGCTGTACAGTACACCTAACCAAAATCATTGACATTAACCAAAAATCATAGTATTATTACGCTATAACTCTCAATAAATATTAAACTATGATACTTGGAATCGCCACTCTTGTTATTGCTTTACTAATCAGTTCTGTTTCAGCCTGGTATTCAATTCTGGGTCTTACCGCTATCTTTGCCGGTGCTACTGTGCCAGCAATTATCATGGGCGGTGCCCTGGAATCCGGCAAGGTCATGGTAGCCATTTGGTTACACCAAAATTGGAAACGTGATCGCTTGTTGAAATTCTACTTGGTACCGGCTTTGGTATTCTTAATGCTACTGACATCAGTTGGTGTATTTGGATTCCTATCAAAAGCACACTTGGACCAAAGCGTTCCGTCGGGTGATATTCAAGCACAAGTACAACTATTTGATGAAAAGATTCAAACTCAACGTGATAATATTGCCGCTGCACGTCGAGCATTACAACAAATGGATGCGGCTGTAGACCAAATAATGGGTCGCTCAACCGATGAGCAAGGTGCAGACAAGGCCGCTAACCTACGCCGAAGTCAAGCACGTGAACGCACACAATTACAAAACGATATTAGTCGAGCACAAAAAGAAATTGCTACCTTACAGGAACAACGTGCTCCTGTTGCCAGTCAATATCGTAAAGTAGAAGCCGAAGTTGGCCCTATCAAATATGTTGCGGCTCTGTTTAGTTCGGGTGCGCCAGACCAAGACATGCTGGAACGTGCTGTACGTTGGGTCATTATCCTAATTGTCATAGTATTCGATCCTTTGGCTATTATTCTTATTATCGCTGGTATTAGCCAGCTGGGATGGTATCGTCAAAAGAGTGGCAGTTCCACTGGCTATGTGCCGGATGAATCTGGTAAAACCATTGACGAACAAATTGAAGAAATAGAACCAGAACCCAGCCAGACTAAGACCGTGCCGGACACAGTAACTGAAGAAGAGGAAGAAGCGTGGAAACAACTTGAAGCACAGCAACCAATGGTAGTTGTTCCATCATCGTCTCCAATTACAAGTTATACTGTGACCACTACCTACAGTGATCCCGAGCCTGAAGTGGACGTTGAGGAAGCCAATCGTTTAGCACAAGAAGCCATGGTTGATAGAGAACCAGAGTATACTATAGTAGGCGATGCCGATGAAGAAGATCATTCCGCGGTAGATGCAGAATTGGCACAGGCCAGACAGGAAGCTGAACTGTTAGCACAGTATGTCGCAGAACGTGAAGCAGAACTACAGGCCGAAATTGAAAAACTACGAGCACAAGTATTGGCCAATGTTCCACATCCGACTAATACTGACAATCCAGTAGACTTCCCTGCCGTGGAGGAACCAGTAATAGAACCAGAGCCAGAGCCAGAGCCTATAATTGAAACTCCTGCAGATAATGGTCCCAACTTTGAAGCAGTAAGAATGCCTGGCAGTCAAGAATGGGTACAAACTGGACCCAAGTTTGAAGAACCCAAAGCAGAACAGTTGACAAGACCAATTCGCAGTGACTTTGGGTCAAGTTTTCCAAATGATCCCGAGCGTGGCGACATGTTCTTGCGTACTGATTTCAAACCCAGCAGATTGTTTAAATGGAATGATGTTAAATGGATCGAAGTTAATAAAGCCACTACGGATGTTTACAACTATAATGATGCTTACATACAATTTTTAGCAGATAAACTAAGTACAGGCGAATATTCAGCCGATGATTTAACGGAAAACGAATTACAACAAGTTCAACGTGCTATAGGCGGTTATCGTGTCTGATTACACAAATCTTATTACACCCCCGGATTTTGTTGAAGACGCCAAGCATACTGTATTATTGCTAAATCCCAAGCAAGAAGAAGTACAAGAGTTGGCAGAATGGTGCCAACAAGCAGAGCAGTATTTTAACATATACATTTACAACGAAACTATGGGACGTCCAGATTGGGCTAAAACAGCGGCAGGACTTGCTGATGCTATTATTGATTGTGCTACTGGGTCTCCTTTAAAATATTTTACAAAGTTAGACAAATTAGTTAAATAACACTATGGCCTTCGAAAAACCCAAATTCAATAAAATCATCGGAAATACTGTAGTAGTTGGTATGGACGGAAATGTAGAAAAAGCTCTACGCAAATTCAAAAAGAAAGTCTTAGAATCTGGCTTGCTTAACGAGTTGCGTGAACGTGAAACCTACACCAAGCCTACTACCAAACGCAAACAAGCCAAAGCCGCTGCCAAGCGTCGCTGGCAGAAAAAACTGCGTGACCAACAGTTGCCCAAAAAACTTTATTAAATGAAAATAATAGACATTTATAATTTGTCAGAATTTGACAAATATAAAATATTATTTGAATATCTTAAAGAAAAAGAAATAAGAGAAAATAACAAAACTGTCAGGTTGGCCTGGGAACAGTATAAAACTTTGGTAAATTTAACTGATCCTGGAGTTCCTCCGGAACCAATCGATGAAACACAGTTTGGTTAATTGTTGACAAATTAAGAATTTTCCTGTATAAATATATTTGTAGTGCCGATAGTCGGGCTACACATTTAAAGTCATTACTTGCTTAAAAAGGAGAAAACAAATGACACAATTACAAATCCACACCCTTGACTTACCTAACTTTGTGAATCAAATTCACCGTCAGACCATTGGCTTTGATCGCATTTTTGACGAGCTAAATCGCAATTTTGTAAACAGCCGTGGCGACAATGGTAACTACCCTCCATACAATATCAGTAAATTAGATGATACTCACTATGTTGTAGAAGTTGCTGTTGCTGGCTTTAAAGAGTCAGAACTTGACGTAGAACTCAAGGACAATGTTTTAACTGTTAAAGGTGAACAAGAAAAGAAAGAAGTAGAGATTGAATACTTACACAAAGGTATCAGTGCTCGTAACTTTGTTCGCACTTTCACTTTGGCCGATGATGTAGAAGTACGTGCGGCTACAGTTCAAAACGGTATTTTGGCAATCGCTTTGGAACATGTAATTCCAGAAGAAAAACAGCCAAAAAAGATTGCTATTACTTTCAAGAAGTAGTATAATCTACACACAAGGGCAGAATCACCTGCCCTTGTTTTATAAATATTAATACTATGGCAGACACTAAAACTCAAATTGAGATTCGTCCAAGCATTGCTCCTAAATCTGGACTTAAAGAACCTTCAAATTTTAATGTAATCTATATCAATGATGAAGTTACTACACAGGAATTTGTCATTGAAAGTCTTACATCTATTTTTAACTATGCCAGAGAATCTGCCGAAACACTGACTCTACGAGTACACGAAGAAGGGTCAGCTGTAGTAGCAACATTACCGTATGAAATGGCCGAGCAAAAAGGTATTGAAGTTACACTACTTGCTCGTAATCATGGATTTCCATTACAAGTTAAAATAGAATCTGAATGATATTCAATCACATCCGTAAACTCAAAGACGATGGTAAGCGTATTGGCATTACCTTCTCCACATTCGACATGCTACACGCAGGACATATTGCCATGCTTGCTGAAGCAAAAAATCATTGCGATTATTTAATTGCCGGCCTACAAACCGATCCTACTATTGATCGTCCCGATACTAAAAACAAACCTGTACAAAGTATTGTTGAACGTCAGATCCAATTAGCGGCTTGCCGTTATGTAGACGAAGTAGTAGTTTATCAAACCGAACAGGACTTAGTAGACTTGTTACTAATCCTACCAATTGATGTTCGGGTACTTGGTGTTGAATATGAGCAATCAGAATACACCGGCAAGCGTGAAGGATTTATGCGTGGCATTGAATGTATCTTTAATCGCAGAGATCACTCATTCTCCAGCTCGGGCTTGCGTAGTCGTGTAGTAGAAGCAGAATCACTAAAAATTCTCAAGAAAAAATAATGTTGTTAGTCTATTCTGACTGGAAGGCATATCGCCAAGGCTGTATGTTCCTTGAAGGTTTGGGCATACCATATAGACTAACTGTTAATCTTGACGAATATCTATCCACTCCGGCCGACATTAAATTGGCCATTTCTAACAGTAGATTTGGTAAATTTTTTAGTACAATACACTACCAAGAATTTGTTAATACTGTAAACAATATCGCCGCCCAAAGTGATGCTGTTGTTTTAATCGAAAGCGAACTGCATCAAGAATCTTGTTTTTATTCACGGTGTAGATCAAATGTTCATTGGGTTATTCCCGGTATTGTAAATACCAAACTTGACAATCAATTTTTCAGCGGCGCCTGGTTAGAAAGAACCAGAGACTTGTACAGACAACTGCCCGACAAATTAAGTCAACTCGATCCTTTGTCTGTTAAACCAAAATACTTTGATGCTTTATTGGGAATGGTAAAACCGCATAGAACCTTTGTTTTTAATTCTGTTGGCGAACATAGACTCGCAGACAAAATTATAGAGACTTATAGTGCAGCAAAACAAGATTTTTTGTACGAATCTGGCACGGTTCGTGCTGATAATAACCCCGATACTACACAGAATATTGTCTACGAAGGCATAGACACAACCATAAGCCAGGTTATTCCCATTGGTATCTATAACCAAACAGCCTATACCATTGTAACCGAAACTGACACGGATAATGAATTTAGTTTTTTTACCGAAAAAATAGCCAAACCATTAATAGCACGTAGGCTATTTGTAGTATTTTCGGGACAGCATTATCTACAAAATTTACGCAGTTTAGGTTTTAAAACATTTGATGGTATTATCGATGAAACCTATGACACTATTGAAAATGCGGAACATCGTTTTATATCTGCTTTTCAACAGGTAAAACGATTGTGTGAAATGAACCAGTCTGAAGTACTTGCCCAAATCAACGAAATAGTAAATCACAATCATCAGATGATTATGAACGGCGAGTGGGGCAATATGGTACGACAGTATCCTGCTGATGTTGTCAAAAACTTGACAAATAAATAAAAACCCATTATAATACAAGCATGGATATAATGCTTGATTTAGAATCGTTAGGAACACGCCCAGATTGTGTAATATTAACTTTGGGTGCTGTTAAATTTGATCCCTTTGAATTAGGGAAAGAACCGGGCCCGGGGCTATATCTACGAATAGACGTAGATGAACAAACCGCGATTGGGCGTAATATCCAAGACGACACTTTAAACTGGTGGATGAATCAAGCCGAGGATGTACGCGAAGAAGCCTTTGGTACAGAAGATCGTGTTAGTTTATCTACTATGTATCAAGAACTTAATCGCTTTTTAGTAGGTGCCAATAATATCTGGGCGCAAGGTCCAGTATTTGATATTGCTATTTTAGAAAACATTTATCGTCAACAGGGCTGGCCAACCCCATGGCAGTTCTGGCAGATACGTGACTCACGTACACTATTTGGTGTACACGGAGATCCACGTGAAAAAGGCAAAGCTGGATTACATAATGCTTTAGAAGATTGTGTTAGCCAAGCAGTTGCAGTTCAAAAAGTCTATAATAAACTGGGTTTAACTAAAACCTAACTCTAAGAGAAAACACACACTTAAATTTCTTTCGGATCCTGTTAAATACTAATAGGAGCTGGAATCTACACGATTCTGCTACCAATAATAATAATTAAAAAAGGTAGAAGATGCGTTGTTTCAACAAGATTATTCTAATCATAATCGCCGGGTGGGCAAGTAGTACCTACGCCACTCCGATAAACGACTTTCAATTTAAAAGCCCAAGTTTAAACGGATCTGGATATGGCGCTTTCCAACTTGGCTTGGAAAACGAGCAATATACACGTCAGCAAGCCGTTGCGGCACAACTCAAAGCCGATGCTGTAGCAGCAGCTGCGGCAGCACAAAACACTCCCTTACAACAATTTCTAACTAACTTAGAGTCGCGTATCTACGCACAAATATCTCAAAACGTAGCTACAAGTATGTTCAGTACCCCGGGACAAGTTCAGCCCGGTAGCATTGCCTTTGGCGCTGGAAATATAACTTGGGGACAGATTATCATGCCCGGCGGAGGCCAGGGAATACAATTACACGTGTTTGATGGTATGAATATGACTACTATCAACGTGCCAATGGGCCAATTTACACCAGGCGGGGGCGGGCAATAATGAAACGCTTATTAATTTTATCCGCCTTGGTTGCTCTATTGTCTGGTTGTGCTGTTAGCCAGAAAGTGGGCCTCCTGGAAGAAAAACCAAAACTAATGAAACAGGAAATGGTCAAAGAACTTGATTCTGTTCCTCCTCCTCGTAACGGTAGATTAACTGTGGCGGTGTATAGTTTTGCTGATAAAACAGGACAACGTAAAGCAACCCCGGGAGTGGCAAGTTTTTCAACAGCAGTTACACAAGGTGGTGACGCATTGTTGATACGTGCTTTACAAGATGTTGGACGTGGCACTTGGTTTGACGTAGTTGAGCGCGGCGGATTAGATAATTTAACCAAAGAACGACTAATCATTACACAGATGCGACAGGCCTACGAAGGCAACAACGCACAAAAATTAATGCCTTTACAATTTGCCGGTATCTTAATTGAAGGCGGAATCATTGGATATGATTCAGGATTAGAATCTGGTGGTACAGGTTATAACTTCTTGGGCATTGGTCCCACAACACAATACAGCAAAGATGTAATCACAATCAGCCTACGTGCTGTAAGTGTAAACACAGGTAAGATATTAGCCACAGTAGCAGTTACAAAAACAGTTTATTCTACAGCAGATGCTATTGCTATCTTTAAGAGTGTAGATCCAGGCGGAAGTATAAATGATTTAGTTAAACAAATTGGTGCGCCAAACACAGGAAGTCAAAGTTCTGTTGCTGCTATATTTCAATTTGAATCTGGTCTAACAGTCAACGAAGCAACTACTATTGCACTTAAGGCCGCTGTTGAAAGTAGTGTAGTTGAATTAATTAAAGAAGGCGAGCGTAAAGGGATATGGGAATATAAGTTTCCAATGACCCCAGACAAATCATGGTGGGATCTCAGCCGAGACGAAACAAAACCAGTGGCGGAAGTTAAAAAAGAAGAACCAAAAACACAGCCAGTGGTAGAAGTTAAAAAAGAAGAGCCAACAGTTGCACCAATTGGTCTAAAGAAAACAACCTTGGCTGATGCTACCAGAGTCTACTCTACCAAGTCAAATTTAAATGGGCCAAGTTACGGACCATATTTAATATATCCTAAGGATACAGTAGTACAGGTAGCACCAACAGAGTTTAATGATGTTGTAGAAATAACAACCCCTAACGGTAAACGCGGTTATGTTAAATCTGCACAAATTAAAGAAGAAGTAGTTGTGCCAAAAACATCACCTAAATCAACTACGGAAGCAGTAATTCCGCTGAGTCAATCAAATAAGGCAGATGTTCCGGCAGATGTATCAGCAAAAGAAGGAGTAGTAAAATAGGAGCAATACCGATGGAGTAGTAGGAGCCATAGGACAAGGCCATAGGCCAAAGGAAAAAGAAAATGAAATATAGACTGGCAAGAATAATAACAATAATGCTTGGTCTTGTGTGTACAGGTGTTTATGCTGCTGATAACAGCATTTACATTAATCAAACAGGTAGCAATTCGACAATTAACATGACCCAGAATGGTGCGAGTAACGTTGTCGAGGGCATTCAGACAACCGGCTCGGGCCCAACCACGCCCGCAGTAATTACAGGTAATAATAACACAGTCAACGTAAGTCAAGTTGGTTCTGGCAATACTCTACAGTTAGGTGTACAAACTGGTATAGCCAATAGTGGACAAAATACGGGTTCGGGATCAGGTAATAACTTTACCTACAACGTGACCGGTGACAATGCCACAGCCGTTATTAATAGTAATAATACAGGCACAGCAGGAGCGAGCTTGAGTAATAATGTTACTGTGAACCAAAGCGGTGATAATTCCAACTTGAATGTTAACCTATTAGGGTCAAATAATAACTTTACAGCAACAACCAGCGGTGGTGCAAGCAATAGTGTAGTAGCTACTATCAAAGGCACCGGTACTAATGATACTATTAGTATGACTGGCGGAGCAAGTAATAGTATGACTTTGAATCAAGGTGTAAACACTAACGTGGTAACAGGTACAAATGTAAACGTATCAAGTGTTGGTAGTAATAACACTTATACATTAAACCAAGATGGTGGTACTAATGGTAACTCAATTACCATTGGTGGATATAATGCCACTGGTACAAACGTAAGTGGATCAGCAGTTGGCAATGGTAATACCTATACCGTGACACAGTCAGGTAGTTATGATAATACCTTGGTACTTGGTGTAACTGGTGGTAGCAATACCTTCGGCATTACACAAACAGCAACAGGCGGTAATAATGTAACTAACATTCAATCGAATGGTAGTAGCAACTCATGGACAATACACCAAACACGCTAATATGGATAGACGTTTTTTGGAAATAATGTATCAACAGTGGAGTCAGGGCATGACAGACTATGCTCACCGCTGGATAGATTTTGTGGAAATGGCTGCAAAGGTTAATGGAACCACAGCCGATCAAATAATGAAAGAGTTACAGAAATGCCATTGGTTTATAAAGGGAGACTGATATGGACGGGACTACTATGCGTACTCTTAGGGAGTATATCCACGAACTCCGACGCCGCGATCGGGACCATAACGGAACAGGTCAATACCCCTCCTTCGATACAACGGTCGAAGACGACTCTAACTGGGACCAAGGGGACCGGGGTGGAGATGCAGGACAGCATCAACACAACAAAGGGTAAGGTTGGTATTGTATTTGCTGATGATACTAAGGTACAGGTAAATGAAAATTCTAAGCTGGTCATTGATGAGTTCGTATATGATCCAAAAAATAAAGACGCTGGTAAGCTGGCTCTTAACATGGCTTCTGGGACTGTTAGATATGCTTCTGGGGCAATCGCCCACAACAATCCTAATAAGGTCGCTATCAATACTCCTACTGCTACTGTGGCTGTTAGAGGCACTGATTTTACTGCCACGGTCGACGAATTAGGCGAATCAACTGTAATTTTATTACCATCATGTCCACGCAAAGACATGATGCCGGACGAAATAGAACGCCTGTGCAAGACTGGAAAGATAGATGTCATCAACGATGCCGGCACAGTCACCCTGGACCAACCATTCCAAGGCACCAAGGTAACAGCACGTAACGTACCTCCAACTCGTCCTGCTGTACTACGCCTAAATGAAGATGGCATCAGCAACATCTTGATCCTTGCACCTCCCCAGGAAATCAAAAACGCTCTACGCCAACGTGAAGAAGAAAAGCAAATGGCGGTGTCAGCACTCAGCCAAAACTTCCTACAGGGTGTTGACCTTGGTAGCGTACTTGCTGCACAAAACGCTACCTTTATGAGTAACGCATTACAACGTAACTTCTTAGATCAAGACTTTTTAGCAAACATATTAACATTATTGAATGAACAGTTGGCACAGGAATTTGGTAACTTATTAGCACCAAAGACCAATGGTATATTGCCAGACTACAAAGCCAGCACTGGTGTGGTAGCTACAGTTGATCCTATTAATGTTACATTATGTCGAACAGATTCTGGTAATAATACAAGTTGTATTATGACGCCACATGGACAGAATTCAACTGTTACACAAACACAAAGCGAAAACGTTGCCATTAAAAATCGTATTAATCAAGGTGGCAACACTATTATAAACATAAAGCAGAACTAATGAAACGCATATTAATTATATTCTTTCTGCTAATCACAATTGGTCTTGGTGTTCACAGTCAAGACGTAGATGCCAGCGGAGTAGCCGGATGGAACTATACCACCTACTATGGTGGCGGAGCAAGTCCAAGTATTACCAACAGAACTGTAGATACTACAGGTGTAACCACATCAATCAACTACAACTGGGGCGGCGGATTAGTATTAGATAGTGGTTTATATGACGGAGTTATCATACACTTTCAAGGATACTTGCGAGCACCTATCACAGGTACCTATCAATTTGGAGTGGCCAGCGATGATGGCAATCAGCTGACTATCAACAATACTGTGATAACAGCCTGTTGGTGCGAACAAGGTACTACATTTAGATCGGGCAGTATCTATCTCACAGCCGGACAAATAGTACCAGCGGATATTTGGTATTATGAAAACGGTGGAGGTGCCGCTGTACAGTTTTATTGGTATACCAATGGATCGTGGCAAATAGTACCTACATCAATGATGGCCACGTCAGCCAGCTACTGGGGACCAAGTATAACTGGCACAGGCACCGGAACAGTTACTACAACAAGTACAAGTGGATCAATCACATCAACATATAGCCAACCAGTGACCATTACGTATTACAGTGACGGAACACAAACTACTGCCAACAACGGAGTAGCCACATTGATCAGTACCACTGATACTGGTGGGTCGTTGACTATCACCGCTACACAACAACAAATGGTCAACACCGTTGCGTCAAGAATGCCCGGCTTAGGTGATAACAGCATCTACATAACGCAGACTGGTAATAGCGATACAATTAACATTACACAAAAAGGCGCCGGAAATAAAATAGATGGTGCCACAAGTACAGCCAATGGGCCAGGGTACACTACAGCCGCTCCTATTACTGGAGGCGGGAATCACATTACGGTGCGGCAACAATCAAACAACAATTTGATTGATCTTGCGGCTTTAGGTGGTAATAATACCCTTAATTTAAATCAAGGTACAGATGCTAACGGAAACTCAACTGGCTTAGACACCGGCGGACACTATCAATTTGACTATGTTAATGGTGCAGGTAACACGCTGACTGTAGTACAAGAAAACACCGGCCTTAATGCTGGACAATTTAGTAGCGTGGCCATAGTTGGAAACTTAAACACCGTAGGGATTACACAAACTGGCACAGCTCGTAATCAGTTGTTTGCTACAGTATCAGGCAATAGTAACTCAATAACTACAAGCCAAACAGGAACCAGTGCAGGTTATATTAACATTAATGCAACTGGTAATGGTAACTCTGCGGTAGTGAATCAATCAAACACTGGAGCCAGTGGCACTAATAATGCTTCGATAACATTAATCAATAATGGATCTCCGGCCAGTGTAAATTTAACACAAACTGGTGGACAGAATTATTCAGTAACACAATCATGCGCCACTGCCTGTGGAACTGTAACAGTAAGACAAGGAAATTAATTAATATGATATCATTTAAAATGAGTAAATGGGTACGCTTAGATGAAGCAGATGACATTAGTCTATACGTACAAAAAATTGGTGGCTACTACGAAGTACACAGACATGACATTGAATTCTATGTACCAGTTGAATACAGAGATTTTATGTTAATTAAATATCCGTTGTTAGACGAGGTGGCTTATGTTTATTAAACTATTGGTACAAATTGCTGGCGGACTATTTGGATTCTTTGTTGCCTATCTAATGTATCGTATTGTCGAACGACCATACGAACGTAGCACAGAGGAAGCTCGAATCAAGTACGAAGCAGAGATGGCAGAAATACGCCGACGGAAAGAACAACTGCATCGCAATAAAAAGTCAATTTTTAATTGATAAATAAAAGTGCGGGCACAAGATAAGGTGTCGCTGGAATCCGTAACCAGTGCTAAAGGACCGAAAGGTCCTTTTTCTTTGTCACAATTTTCTGGTTGACACGTAATAAATACTATGTTACAGTTATATTACAGTAACCGGAAAGGAGTAAGCTATGAAACAAAGCAAATTAGTGCGTAAAGTGTATCAGGCTTGCTTCGACCACGATGCCGAGAAACAGCTGGAACTTCGCAAGAAGGAATACGCTAAAATCTTGAAACACAAGGCCGAAGGCAAACCATTTGACACAAAATGGACAGTAGTACAGATTTAACAAAATTGTAATACTTCAACTACCCATTGGGCGGTAAATACGTATATGGAACGTACTTACCGCTCAATTTTTGTATCCGACATACACTTTGGCACCAGAGACTGTAAGGCCGACGAACTCAATAATTTTCTTAAACACAACACTTGTGAGACTCTTTACTTAGTAGGCGACATCATTGACGCTTGGAAGATTCAACAAAACAAGTGGCGGTGGAAACAGAGCCATACCAATGCTATCAGACGTATATTAGGTCACGCCAAACGTGGAACTCGAGTAGTGTATATAGCTGGCAACCATGACGAATTCCTTCGTCCACTGATACCATATGGTATGGGATTTGGTCGCGTGGAAATAGTAAATCAAACAGAACACACAGGCGTAGATGGTCGGACATACTTAGTTACACACGGAGATTTGTTTGACGGCATTACACGATTAGCACCGTGGCTAAGTTTCTTAGGTGATAAATTATATGATTTTGTGCTTGATCTTAATAGTCGTTTTAATTGGCTACGACATCGTCTGGGCTTTGGTTATTGGAGTCTGTCTAAGTTTCTTAAACATAGGGTCAAAAAGGCCGCCGACTTCATGTTCCAGTTCGAACGAAACTTAGCTGCTTATTGTAAGAAGCGTGGGTTTGATGGTGTTATATGTGGACATATACATCACGCTGAAATCAAAGAAATTGATGGTGTTGCGTATATGAATGACGGAGATTGGGTCGAGTCAATGACAGCCTTAGTTGAACATCATGATGGCCGGTGGGAGATAGTAACCTGGACTCGAGCAAATGACCAAGACAATATTAGTAATAACAGATAATGTTCCAGACCAAATCAATGGAGTGGTCACAACTTTCAAGAACTTGGAAGATTGTGCTCGCAGTGACGGGTATCGTGTTGTTTATTGTGATCCCGGGCAGTTCCCTAATTTTGCTTGCCCTGGCTATCCTGAAGTTCGCCTCTGTTGGCCGCACGGTATCAGTAAAAAAATTAAAGCGATACAGCCAGATTTTATACACATCGCTACGGAAGGGCCTGTAGGCCTATTTGCAAGGTGGTGGTGTGAGCGCAATCATATTCCTTATAATACTTCTTATCATACTGATTTCCCCGAGTTCTTAAAGACAATGTATGGGGTACCTAAGTCGTTGACCTATTGGTACTTGCGTTGGTTTCATAAGAACAGTCATCGAGTATTAGTTACTACAAAGACCATAGAAGCGGATTTAGCCTCGCACGGTTTTACAAATATGGTTATATGGACTCGTGGTGTTCGCAGAGACATAGAGCCCAGCGTTCCTTGGTGCGAAAATCGTTCAAAACCAATGTTACTTAATGTAGGTCGTGTCAGCGCCGAAAAAGGTCTATCAAATTTAGTAGAATTTGACCCAACCGAATATACCGTGGTTGTTGTAGGTGAAGGTCCATATATGAGTCGTGCCAGAGAGCTACTACCTGATGCCAAATTTGTAGGATATAAATCTGGGCAAGAATTGGTAGATTATTACAATCAAGCAGATGTATTTGTTTTCCCCAGCCAAGCAGATACGTTTGGATTAGTTATTATAGAAGCAATGGCACAGGGTTGTCCTGTAGCAGCATTTCCTGTACAAGGTCCTATAGATATCATAGAACAAGGTGTAAATGGTTACATGGATTGGGATTTGGAATTGGCAGTTAAACAATGTTTGACATTAGATAGAGATCAAGTTAAAATATCAAGTGAGCGTTGGACTTGGTCCGAATGCTGGCGTATATTTCGAGAAAATTTAGCAGAAATCAAGTAGTAAAAGGAAGTAACATGTTTGTATTAGAATACCTGGCGATAGGTTTTATAACAGTCTTTGGGTGGAATTCAGGACAGGCAGTTTGGGATAAGTATGTAGACATACCCCAGGCAGAACAGTCTCAAAAGTCAACCGGTAGTAAGAATGACACAAGAAGCAAAATCTAAAACGTGGTTAGACAAGTTTGAAAGAGTAGTAGATAACATACTGCGTATACTATGGTTGATATTATTAATTGGATGGATAGTTAATAATCATCAATTATGAAAACCATTGCCTTATTCATAGCCGATCCCAAATGCTCAGTACAAAGTGCAAACGGTATCATGCAAGCACTGGGAAATAATTTCCGTTACAAGATATTCAGTAAAAATGCCTTAGAGGACAGTTTCTTTGATTCTGTTGATCTAATTGTGGTACCCGGCGGCTTTGGCGATGCTGATAGTTTTGATACCCTGTTCAAATATAATAAAACCCGTGTTAAAGAATTTATAAAAAGTGGTGGCCAGTACCTGGGAATTTGTATGGGTGCGTATTGGGCAGGCCAACATTACTTTGATATATTAGACCAAGTGGATGTTGTGCAGTACATAACACACCCCAGTACTTGTACACGTAGGCCACACGCTAAAAATATTGCCACTGAGTGGTACGGTGGGCACTATCAAGACATGTTCTTTTACGATGGGCCTACCTTTGTCGGGCCAGGCAATTATCGTACTATAGCCACATACGCCACAACTGGGTTGCCCATGGCCATACAGCAAGGCAACATAGCGTTAATTGGGTGCCATCCCGAAAGCGAGCAATTTTGGTATGACAATTATAGCTGGATGAAAGGCAAATACCATAACGGCCAACATCACGAAATATTAAAGGACTTTGTAGAAGAACTCATAATAAATACTTGATGTTCAAAAAAATATTAACCAGTCCATGGACGGCATTATTAACATTAGCACTTGTTCTAAGTATAAGAATTGCAGATCCTACATTTATAGAAAGCGTAAGACTACGTTATTTTGATACTTTAGTAACAAGTCGAGCACCAGAAACAATTGGTGTAAGTGTAGTAAACATTGATGAAAAAGCCCTGGAAAAATATGGGCAATTCCCTTTTTCAAGAGACATATATGGAAAAATTATTAGCGATTTGTACCGTCGCAATGCGGGCCTTGTTGTATTTAATATTCTCACTCCTGATCGTGATCGCCTTGGTCGAGATGCGGATTATATAGCCTCACTACGCCAATACCCAACGATCCTGCCCAGTGTAGGTAGCACACAAACTCGTAACACGCCGAGAGCACCGGGATCAGTAGTAATTGGTCCATACGGCTTAGATACATTTGTAACATACCCTGGACTTATTGCCAACATACCCGGTGTTGAATCGGCAGCTGCAGGTGTTGGTATTACTAACACACTTCCTGAAGTTGATGGAGTCGTACGTCGTATGCCGTTGGTGGTTGCCTATAATGGCAAACTATATCCAAGCCTGGCAATGGAAACACTTCGTGTTGCTGGTGCAGACTCAACTGTACAGATCAAGGTAAATGAGAATGGCGTTGAGAAAATGCGTATTCCCAAGTTTGGTCCTGTTACTACAGATAGTTTATCACGAATCTGGATTGACTGGTCATTGGTTCCAGAACATTATAGTTTAACTGATTTACCTCAAGATTTTGATGGTGATATAGTTATTGTTGGAGTATCAGCGCAGGGACTTGCTAATCCTGTTGCTACAAGTCGAGGCGAAATATTGCCACAAGATTTACAAGCAAGTGTACTGGGTACTGTAATTGCCAATCGAGATCGACCTGTTATTACCAGACCTGATTGGGCCGAAGGCGGAGAAGTAATTCTGTTAGCTGTTATTGGTGTTCTATTAATCTTTTTGTCAAGGTGGACTTATGTTGGACTTCTTAGTGCAGTTGTTATTATTGGTGGTAGTATTCCCCTTTCTAATTATTTGTATTCGGCTAATGCTTGGCTTGTCGACATTACTGGTTTGGTTGGTGGGCTTGTTCTTGTTGCTCTCCATGTTTACGGGGTCAAATTTGTAAGTGAGTTCTTACAAAAGCAAGCAATTAAGAAACAGTTTGCTGGCTATTGCAGTAAAGAAGTAGTAGAGATGCTACAAAAAGATCCAGACCTAATCAAGCGTGGTGTACGTAAAGACGTGTCAGTTATGTTCTCAGACTTGCGTGGGTTTACACCTATTGGTGAACACTATGGTGATGATGTTGCTGGCTTAGGCAAGTACATGAACGGCTACATGGATGCTATCAGTCAACCTATGTTAGACAACAAAGGTATGATTATTAAGTATGTAGGTGACGCATCGATGCACATACACGGTGCTCCTATTGAAGACCCTAACCATGCTCATACTATCGTTAAAGTTGGTTTAGAGATGTTAGATGCGGTAGACGAGTATACCAAGATTATGGAAGCACAGGGCCTGCCTCCTGCCGCAATGGGTTGGGGCTGTAACTCAGGTATTGGCTTTATTGGTGAGATGGGGTCAACTGACCGTCACAGCTATGACATCTTAGGCGACATGGTAAGCACAGCCGCACGTTTAGAAGCTCGTTGTAAGGCTTATGGTGTGCTATGTATCATCGGTGCTGAAACTTACAATCGTACTAAAGACGACTTTTTCTACTTGTTGTTAGATAACTTACAGCCTAAAGGTAAAACTGTAGCTGACTTGATTTATACAGCACTACGTACACGTGGTGTTGATTACACAAAAGATCGAGAGCAACACGAAGCGATGCATGCCTTATATCGAGCTAAAAAGTTTGATGAAGCAGCCGCAATGTGTAAAAAGTTAGTGGGAAATTTTGGTGGGCAAATGGATAAGTATTACAAGATCTGGATCGAACGTTGTGAGTTTATGAAACAACAAGATTTACCAGACAATTGGAATGGCGAATTCATAGCTCACGAAAAATGATCATTGATAAGTTAATTGACACGTATGTATGGTGGTTTTTGCAGATATATTTTTTGCCATATCGTTTGCCCGAGTACGGCACAGAAGTAGACAAGTGGGTTAGTACGTTCAGTCTAAACGGTGTCAAGAGCTCGAACCTTTGCAAGCCCGAAGCGTCTAAGTAGTTGTATATACGTCCAACCTAAATCCCACTCCCACGGTTTCATTGATAATTTAGCACTGGCAGGATCTGCATGGTGATTGTTGTGTAGTTCTTCGCCGCCAATAAAGAATGCCCAGGGTACAATGTTAGTTGAGTAGTCATTGGTCTTAGTATTGCGATAACCCCACCAATGCCCGAAGCCGTTAATAACACCTGCGGCCCATAAGGGAATCCAAATCATTTGCCATAGCCAAGGCAACCAACCCCAAGCCCAGCCAAATATAGCAGAATTAATAAAAAACATTAACACAATGCCTGCAAAGTTAAATGGTGTGTAGATATGCTTTTCAACCCAATCATCGGGTGTACCTACTCCGTACTGTTCAACCATTTGACGATCTTTAGCGGCATCGGCATAGTAAAATGCACCACCTAAGAATATTTGCCAGATACCGTATACACGTGGGCTATGAGGATCACCTTCTCCGTCGGTAAATCTGTGATGTTTACGATGTATAGCCACCCATTGCTTGGTAACCATACCAGTTGTTAACCACAACCAAAAACGCATAAAGTGTTCTATATAAGGATGAAATGTAACTGAACGATGTGCTTGACTACGATGTAAGTAAAGGGTAACGCAGGCAATGGTGATGTGAGTCATCACCAGGATGTATATTAACATTGCGAATTAAGCGTAGCTGTCTGATTGAGCAACTACGATAGGTTCTGGATTAACAGATTGTACAGAGTGTACTAATTGATTATGTTCGTTATAGATTTTAGCGGCATGGTGATCGCCATTGTTAACGAATTCCATTGCTTCGGCTAAACTATCAAATGCTGCAGCAATAGTGTCTAACTGACCATTAACCCATTTATGTAATTTTACTCTATGTTTTTTAGACATGATTATTATCCTTTTAAGTAAAGTATTTAGCCCAAGTTTTGCGTGTTGCATCGGTGTAAGCTGTTAAACTCCATTGATTGGATTTGACATTTATACGGGGCCAATTATAGGATAATTCTAATTTTCGAGCAATATCTGCACTACTATTAGGATCTGCACAGAACCCATGTACTGCCCAGGGAATTTCTTCTGCTGTGCCAATAAGCGGAACACCTTGACTAATAATGTCAGCACCTACAATATTAAATGTCTCACTAAAACTTACCTGCATGCCTATGTCCATTTGTCCGCATAATTCTAAGAACTGCTCACGTGGAGTCCACTGATGATTAACAAGTTCGTGTCCATGATCTGAAATCTGCTGGAATAGGCCTTTTAGATTGTTTAATGCTGGACCGCCTTGCATTTCAATGCGTCCTGCGTTAACGTGAAATCGTAATCGTTTACCAATTTTCTCAGCAAATTCCATAGCACCAAATGCCTGTAGTAAATGATTTTTAAGTGGGCGTACTGCACCAAAGCAACCAATATCTACCCAATCTTTATTGCGGTTGAATTTTTTTGTTTTATATTCTTGTGGATAAAAGTTAGGAAGATATATTACACGCTCTTCGGTTGTTTTATCATCCCACTGATTTAAGTGTTGTAAGTATAACCGTGTCTCACGTAACATACGTGGTGCATTACAGGCAATAACAATGTTGTCAAAACGACTATAATCGCCCAACCAATCCATTGCGTTACCTTCACCGGCCATGAATGGCATTTCTGAGTGTAGGCGAATAATCCAGGTTACTCCAGGATGTAATCGTTGTAATACTGTAAATTTACTTGGAACTACCCAAAGTGCCTCAATGATACAATGTGTGGGCTTATGAGCAGTTACTAAACGGTCGATGCAATTATTATCAATGGCAACTTCTAAAACGCTGTCAATATTTGATTCTGTTAACATATTGTTAACAAAGCTGGCAGAATTAAATAGGCCTGTTGATAAGCCTATGTGAGAATGCAAGACTGCTTGATAGTCTTCTCGACGTTTTAGAATGAATAATACTTTGGACACAGGTCACCTTATTGATTTAACACATCTATTTATCAAAAAGTGATTTTTAAAATATTACAATTAGATTAACCAGTGCCGCCTGATGCTTCTTGTTCGTCTGAAGTTGTAGTTTTGTCTACTTTGTTGATCTGTTTCTCGGCTTCAACACGTTCGTGTTCGATAGTTTTACCACGTAGATGTAAAACTGTGTTGACCTTTTGATTTAAACGGATAAGATCGTTATCCAACATGCGGATACGATCAATAAGAGCAATAAGAACTGTATTGGCGTCAGAGATAACTGGCTTAACTTCTGTCGTGGCCCACTTCCAAACATAGTGGATAATGTAGCCCATGCCAACTGCCATAACAATCGGAAAGCCATACTTATTAACTAACTCTGCTATATCGCCCATAATTTATCCTTAGAACCAAAGCAATACACCTTGGCTACTTAATAGTACGCCAAGACCTGCTACTAAAAAGCTGGACCAGAACAGGCTCATGCTAACAGCTAAGATACTTGCTGATAACAATACGATTGCCATTTGATATGCAGTTGACGCATAACCAATCCAAGGGCTACGCTTCTTAGCTTCGTCACGATCGTGTTCTAACTTTTGTGCCTTGGCTAATAATTCTTTCTTGCCTTCGCCAGACTTAGGGTCACTTTCGTAACGTTCGATCTTGGCTGTCATTTCTGCTACACGAGCCCGGTCGCCAGCTTTCTGTGCATCATACAATGATTGCTCTGCCAGCGATTGCTTAATCGACTTGGCCTGATAGAAACTGTAAACGTCGTTGGCTTTGATTGTATTGTTTAATACTGTAGAACTTAGAGAGCCGCCGTACCAAGCATTAACCGCAAGTAATAACGCAAACACGTTAATAACCATACCTGCTTTGTCTTTGATCTTTGCTTCACGTTCTGAACGTGAGCCCACCGGAGGCTTAGGTGCGTCGGGATCTTTTGGTGTTTTATTGATTAAGTTTAACACTGAGTCTAATAATGCCATTATAATATTACTCCTATAATAATTCCTATTGTAAACGCTATAAGCGCATACTTAATTAAGTCTTTGTCTGTCCAAATTTGTTGATCTAAGGGATATTTCCCTGGGTTCCATTTTAAATTACTCATTGCCAAATCCTCTTGCAAATTTTTCAATTGGGTCTATTTTTTTAAGTAATCTTGTTCCGCTTTCGGTAATTACTAATTTAAACATATCCCCTTCTTTCCATCCCAGATTATTAACAGGAAGTTCGTCGTCTAATTTAAGATAGTTAGGGCATAAATCCCACTCGTAATCTAAATGCAACATTAATCTCTCCTTGCGTCGTTTTTGCCATCGGCACGACTAATACGTTCTACGTCTGGACGTAAACCAAGTGCGTTTGATACAACGGTATCGATACGGATTACATCATGGTTCATGGTTTTTACACGATTATCAAGTGCTGTGATAATACCGGCCATGCCTTTAATACTGCCCAGCACTCCGCCTAATAGTAGTTTAATGGTAAGAAATATAAAGTATCCGCCTGCGAGTGCAGCGGCAACTGGCATACCAAGATCACCAATGATTTTGAAAATATCGCCCATAAAAGCTCCTTGAAAATTCTTATTATTGTTTCAAGTATTTATTGGGCAAGACGCTTTTTTACTTCCTCAAAGTGTGTGGGTGGCAGGTCAACTCGTTGATGATGTCTACTGTGATTTCCAGGTATACGGCCGTGGTTAATTCTGTTTAATATACCCTCAAAATTATCAACTAATTCGTTAACAATAAGATCCTTAAATTTGCCATAGAAATGTTGATGATTGTATTCTAAAATCTCTTTCATTTCAGAATGCATTTGTTTTAAAGCATCGGGCGACAACTCACATAAGCGTTGAATTTCTGCTGTAATTTTTTCTATGCGTATATAATGATCTGTTTCTTCGTCGTAACTTTCGTCAATCCACTGATCAAATGTACGAAACCCGTAGCTCTTTAAATAGGCAAGATTACCCGGAGCCGCCGCAAGTATAAAAGGACGACGTGCAACAATGGGCTTAAAAACTTTTTCAGTTAAATGTAACTTGGGCAAGAAATAAACAGTTTCAGTAACCACGTGCCAAAGTACGCTGGTTAACTCGTTAATGTCAACATTGGCACTCATTGAACCTGTAGGAGTATCGGTGTCAATTATTAGTGGACCGCTTAGTTGACTTAATGCTGATGTAATTTTTGCTCTTGCACGATCGTCCAGTGGCGTTGCTGGATCTTCAACAGAATCTTGCCACGTACCTAAATTATCGCTTAGGAACAGGCTAACCCGCCCATGTTTGATTAAATCTTGATTAATTAGATTGCTGACAAGATGTAAGCGATAGGAACGATATTTTGATATTAAATGATTGTAACATATAAATACTTTATCAAATTGATCAAAGACCGTTGGGTTTACATATTGAAAATCTCTATACCAATCTAAAGCTGCAAACCCGTGAAAGAAATAATACCAATTATAGTAATTATTTGATCGAATATACTCATCTAATAAGTCAGATTTTTCACTATTAGCCAATATCATAAATGCCCTGGGCCCAGTATAATCATCAATAAAGGTAATTAGTTTATTATCTTTAGCAACTGCTTTAGTATACTCATAAAATGGTTCTTGATCAAAGAAATAGCAATGTAGAAGACTTTGTCTTATCAATGGTATAGTGTGAAATGCAAATACTTCAGTTGATGAATTTTGTTTACCAACAGGATCGTTTGTATAAATTAATGTACTATCGTAAGTGCCAAAAGGATGAAATGCTACCGAACTTGCATTAAGAGGTAGCGGATCAATTAAATTATTGTGTATAATGTCGTAAAATCTATCTAAGGAAAACATCGAATGAACGTAGGCTTTATTGGAATTGGTAAATTAGGAATGGCTTGTGCTGAAACTATGGCAAGCAAACATAATGTAACTGGTTATGATATTTACCCTAAAACAAGTGACAAGATTAAAATTGCTACCACTTTAGAAGAAGCTGTAACAGGAAAAGAATTAATTTTTATTGCTGTAGAAACACCACACGATCCCATTTATGGCGGCGAACAACCAATTACTCATTTAAAAAATAAAGACTTTGACTATACTGTAGTAAATCAAGTATTAGCAGATGTAAATCAATATGTAAATAAAGACCAACTTGTAGTATTAATCTCCACAGTTCTCCCTGGCACTACACGGCGTGAATTGAAGACACACATTACCAACGCTCGTTTCATTTACAATCCTTACCTCATCGCAATGGGATCAGTTGAATGGGACATGGTTAACCCAGAGATGGTTATCATTGGTACAGAAGATGGTAGCGAAACAGGCGATGCGAAATTGCTGACCGACTTCTATAAAACATTAATGGAAAACAATCCACGTTACGTAGTGGGCACGTGGGACGAAGCGGAATGTATTAAAGTATTTTACAACACATTTATTTCAGCAAAGATAGGTCTCGTTAATATGATACAGGATGTTGCTGTTCGGCAAGGCAACATCAATGTAGACGTAGTAACCTCAGCATTAGCACAGAGCACAATGCGTATTATGGGACCAAAGTATATGACAGCAGGAATGGGAGATGCAGGGCCATGTCATCCTCGTGATAACATTGCCTTGCGTTACCTTGCAGAAAACTTAGATTTGGGTTATGACATCTTTGATACTATCATGAAAGCACGTGAAATTCAAGCAAAGAACATGGCACGTTTTATCTACGACAACAGAGAAGGTATGCCAGTGTATATTCATGGCAAAGCCTACAAGCCCGATGTAGCATACTTAGAAGGTAGCTACAGTTTGTTAGTAGGCTACTACCTAAAGGAAATGGGCATTGATCCCGTCTACATTGATCCTTTAACAGAAGAATCAAATCCAAGGACTATTAAAGGTTGTGTGTTATTGGCACATAATAAAAAAGTTACCTATGGATATGCGGGAGTTAGTGAAACACAAGAATTATATTGTACATTAGAACCTTATAGTATTGTAATAGACCCGTGGAGAACTTACACAACACCTAACCAATATATAAAAGTAATCCATTATGGCAACACGCGAGTACAATAAATTTTTCATTACTCCTTTCTGGACCGACAGTTACAAAACACTTGATTACACACGTGAGGATTTTAATGATCCCGAATCTGTAGCTCGTTGGTTAGCCGAAGGATATGAAAATAATTTTGTTGGGGATATGTGCGATATGCGTAGTCCACAACCAGTCTGGAATGACCGTGTCATTCGTACATTTCAACGTTTTGGGTGGAAGGACATTGGCACCAGCTACTATCGTATGATGCCGGGCACCGTGCTACCCACACACTCAGATCTTTATAAAAAGTATATAGATCTTTTCAATCTGCAGGGGCTTGAAACTACAATTAGACGTGCTATTATATTTTTAGAAGACTGGGCTCCGGGACATTTAAGCGAAGTTGCTGGAGATGTACTAACAGAATGGCAAGCTGGCACAGTAATTGAATGGCCCTACAATACTCCTCACATGGCTGGTAATCGAGGTACAGTTCCCAGATATACTCTACAGGTCACAGGACACTTATGATCAGCACCTATAATGAGTGGGATCCTCTAAAACGTGTAGTAGTAGGCATAGCCGATTATGCAAATTGGCCAACCAACGATCCAGTATTTGCTCTGGAAAGTGAAAAAACACTTTGGAAAGAAACTCCAGTTCCCAGCGGCCCGGTGCCACAGCATATTATCGATGAAGCCAATATAGATTTAAACATTTTAGCATCGACTCTGGAAAGAATGAACATTGATGTTTGGCGCCCTGGTGTGATGAATTTCCAAGAAATTGGCGGTATGTATAACTATTGCCCACGCGATAGACTGTTAATCTATGGAGATACAGTAGTAGATACTGCTATGATGTATCCTTGTAGAAATGTTGAAAGCGAAGCATTGTTTCACGTTACAAGTGTTGCTCGAGATGTAATTTACATGCCCAGGAACGAAGGCATGATTCTTGATGCAGCTAACGTATGTAGACTAAATGATACTTGGCTATATCTTGAATCACCATCGGGTAACCGCCAGGCTTATAATTGGCTACGTGAACAATTCCCCGATGTTAAAATAGAATTATGTAATTTTTACAGTGGTGTACACATTGACAGTACCATAGTTCCTTTACGCGAAGGATTAGTCATGTTAAACGCCAGCAGGGTCAATGACAGTAATTGCCCCCGGGTGTTTAAATCCTGGGAGAAGATCTATGTTGAAGATGTAGTTCCCCAGAATTTTTATCAATATCCCTATGCAAGTAAATGGATTGCAATGAACATGTTGGTTGTAGATCCTAATACTGTTATTGTAGATGCTGCACAATCTGCTCTTATAAAACTGTTACTCAAACACAAATTTGAAGTAATTCCTCTCAGTCTCAGACACAGTAGAACCTTAGGTGGCGGTTTCCATTGTGTGACATTAGATTTAGAACGCCGAATTTAATAAATATTTTACAATTAAATAGGGTTTATTGAATGCCGACGTTTTCTAAGATATCTGATGCTAATCTATTAGCTTTTAAAAACAATTCTCGACAAGCAGAAGTCGTAGCAAAAAAACAAGAAATACTTGACAGTATCTCTGCCTCTCATAATATAACTCCGACATCAGCATTATTTGTTGGATTTAGCAGTTTTGTACTTGCTGATTTTGCTGAAAAAATTTATATAACCAAAATTGGCACAGATGTGCAAGATTACTTAAAAAGTCAGAACATTGACTTTGAATACATTTCTGACGCCGATTTAGAAAAATACCATAAAGCATTTCAAGTAGTTGTTGCTGTTGATGAATACTTTACCTATGCCACGGATGATCAGGATCAAAAAGATACTGTGGCAGAAATTTGTGACCTCGCCCAGGATCTTGTCATAACTACATTAAGAGACTATAAAAATCAAGACTACAAAGATCGAGAATTTAGCCAACCAAGTTTGGTTAGAAACGATAAAGATAGTTTGATATTTTTGGAAAGTCATGTGTGGAATCCAAAAGATCGCGCTCAGTGGGACAGCATAATTTATGCTATATCACAGGCCACTAACGGTTTAACTACATTTGGTAAGTTTGATAGACATACTATGTATTTTAAACAGTTGGCTAATTTCAGTGCTACAGCAGGCGCCACAGACTTTTTAGTTCATAAAAACTTAATGTATAAGGGACTGGTCAAGAAAAATTACGAACACGTAATTACTATTAAATTCGATTAAAATGGTATTCAATGGCACTCAATGAAAGTTTTGGAAACTTAGTAGACGACATAACAAAACAGATTTTAGAACAAGTACAGAGTCAGGTACAAGGTTCGATCTCTGATGTTATCACACGTCGTATAAATGAGTTACTTACCCCAGAGGTAATTAACACAATCATTACCTCGCAGGTTACTCAACAGATTACAAATTTTCAGCCAGACTTAACTCAATTTGAACAAAGAATCATTGAAGCTGGCGATAGAATTATCAACACAATTAATACAGATTCGACCAACAAGATTAATGAACTTATTGTTAATAAAATCAACGGTATTAATTTAGAAGAGTTGGCAAGAACTTTTTTAGATAACAATTTAAATTCTACAGGAAAACATTTAGCATTAGTAGACAATGCTATTCCCGGCCGGGCAATTAACACAGCAACATTAAAAATCACCGGAGACAATATTGATGGTGGCACGGTTGCTAACTTTGCCAGTACCGGCATTGATGATAAAGCAACTACTTGTCAGCTAACAATAATGGATGCTGGTACAGTATTTGAAAATACATTATATGCTCCACGAGTTGAAATCAAAGGCAACGCTCTCATTGATGGCGATTTAATTATCACTGGTGAAATTCCTAAGAGTAGTCAAACTTATCAAAATATTATTGCTGACGTTAGTACTATTGCTGAAGCCACTCACGATCGTATACTAACAAGATTACAAACAGAAAGTTTAGATGTTGCTCGTTTAACTCTGGGCCAAGTTCCAGTAATTGAAGGAAATACTCTGTCTGGCGTGATCCTTAACAGCAGACTTCAAACAGTCGGTCAATTAAAAGATTTACAGACACAAGGTGAAACTTTACTAAGCGAAACGTTATATACATCAAATCGTCGTGTTGGGGTTAACACCATGGATCCTACAACTGCCTTGAGTATTTGGGATGAAGAAATTGAAATAGGCATTGGCAAACAAAGTTCAAATACAGCACAGCTCGGAACCCCAAGAGAGCAGAGTCTGGTGTTAAGTAGTAACAAACAAAAAAACATTACACTGACCGCAGACGGAACCGCCGTAATACCAAAACTACAAATTGGTAATATGGCATTTTCCAGTGCAGCAACTCCTCCCAGTTATAATGCTCCTAAGGGCACAGTGGTCTTTAATGAAAATCCAAGCCTTGGTGGTCCATTAGGATGGGTATCACTTGGTGATGCACGTTGGGCTAATTTTGGTATTATAGATTAATCAATGTTAAAAGATTCTTTTTGTTCCAGTCCCTGGTTCCACCTCCGCCTTACTTACGATGGTAGTTTTGAAGAATGCCGCTGGTATAAAAAACAAGATGCCGCATCAGTCAACTTAGCATCAACCTCTATAATGGAATTTTACAATCATGATCGTATGCGTCAGTTGCGTACAGACTTGCTTGATGGTAAAAAGCCTGCTGGGTGTTCTACTTGCTACTACGAAGATAGTTTTAACAAACTAAGTGGCCGTCGTAGACAGCTATTAAAAAGCGGAATTACTGATAAAGATTTTGCTCTTACCGCTCGTAGTAGTCCGCACTATGATAAATTTGTTGATACTTACGACAATGATGGTATTGGTTATTATTATCCAACTGATTTACAAATAGATCTTGGCAACACCTGTAATAGTGCCTGCATCATGTGCGATCCGTTTGCCAGCAGTCGCCTACAGCAAGAATACAAAAAATTACATCGTATTAATAGTCAATTATTTGTTGAGCCAACTGACTATAAATCTTGGACACAAGATCCTGCAATATTAGAAAAATTTGTCAATGAGCTAACAGCCATTCCGGACATTAAGTACATACATTTTTTAGGAGGCGAGACTCTATATGATCCTGCATTCTATATAATCTGTGAGCGTCTAATTGAAGTTGGCCTGTCCAAGGAAATTATTGTTGGAACAACTACCAACGGAACAATATATGATGATCGGTTGGAATATCTAATAAAACAATTCAAAGAGTTTCACTTGGGTATCAGCATAGAATCTGTTACAGCGTTAAATGATTACATTAGATATCCGGGGAAGATAGACAATATATTAGCCAATACAGACAAGTTTTTGGAACTAAGAAACAACTCAAGTCTTTACGTTTCTCTAAGAATAACACCAAACATTTTTACTATCAACGAAATAGATCAATTGTTTGAGTACATGATTGAAAAAAATGTCATTGCTGAAAGTTGTAATATATTATTTAAGCCCGAGTCATTGCGTATAGAGCTACTGCCAGACAATATACGTATGTCGATTACAACTAAATTAAAAAATTTAATTGAAAAATATAATTTATCCAAAACAGATCAGGTCAATGTTCGTCGTAGAGATCTGATACCCGATGTTATTGCCAATGTTGTATTAGATTATTATAATTTTATCACTACCTACACAGTTCCTGATAATGCAGAAGAACTTAGATATCAATTAGTAGATTTTTTAAAAGCATTTGAACTTAGTAGAAACAACTCGATATTAGATTATGCACCCGACTATGAACAATTTCTCCGACATTACGGATATTAATCCCGACCAACAATTACGTGTTCGTCTGGACATAGTTACTCACGGATCTGTACACTATAGGCTCCGTCTCAATGGGCATTTAATTTTAGACAATACTGCAGAATTGTATTTGAATTTGTTTGCACCAATACACTTACAATGTACAATTATAGATGCTGTTGGGGATTCGGCATTAGAAATCAAAAATTTATCTGTAAATAACTTAGAAGTTCTGCCACGTTATATGCATTGGGCCTCAGAACCCACTTTATGGTTAACCAAAAATGAGTGGCTGTTCAGTGTTCGAGAACCATTTTATCCTTGGTATCACAAAATTTCTGGACAAGGTTTTATCGCTTGACCATAAAATAATATACTGCTATAATAGCGGTATGACTACATTTACTACTCCACGTATCGGCTTTGCCTGCAAATGGATTGATCGTCCAGACCAAACCGAAGGCATCAAATCTACCGACCCCGCTCGTAAATACAATACAGGTACCACTACTGTGGCCTGGTTAAACCGTCAGACACGGGCGATAGCGGAGCAGAAGTTATGGGATTTAATGGTACAAAACATCGAGGCAACAAGACTCTTAGTGGAGCGAGTCAGTGAACTCCCAGAGTCTCTACGCATGGTGCGTCTTAGCAGTGATATTCTTCCTTGCTATACCCATGGGGACTTTTCTGGTTATTGGATGGAACCTTCTGTTGTTTCATACGCCGAAACCCACTTTAAGAGAGTGGGAGATATTGCTCGGGCTAACGGCGTTCGCCTTAGTTTCCACCCTGGGCAGTTTACTGTTCTTGCATCAAGTAATCCTGGGATAGTCAATCGTTCAATAGAGGAGTTTGAATATCATGCAACTATGGCACGTTGGATGGGTTTCGGAGCCCAATTCCAAGATTGTAAGATTAACGTACACATCTCAGGCCGTGAAGGGCCTGAAGGCATTAGACGTGCCTACAACCGATTGTCACCTGAAGCTCGTAACTGCATTACCATCGAAAACGAAGAAAACGCCTGGGGGTTAAATGATTGTCTTACCATTTCTGATCTTGTACCTATTGTGCTCGATATTCATCATCACTGGATACGTGAGGGAGAATACATCCTACCTGGAGACGACCGTGTTAAACGAGTTATTGATAGTTGGCGTGGTGTTCGTCCTACTTGCCATTATAGCGTTAGTCGCGAAGACGTACTTGTTGGACATGATACATCCAGGTTACCTGAGCATAAGGCACTTCTGGTAGAAGGTTACAAGAAACAGAGCCTACGTGCTCACAGTGACTTTTATTGGAATCGTGCAGTTAACGAGTGGGCAATGAGTTTTAATCAAGACTTTGATATCATGTGCGAAAGCAAAGGTAAGAATTTAGCCAGCTTTGCTTTTGCTAAAAGTAAGACGCAAACGCAGGACGAAAATACTGATCGTACCATGCTGTTGACAGCATAAGATTTCGATTATGCTCAACAATTGGTTTCACCTTTTCCAAAATCTCCGCCTGTGGTTGTTGCTCCAACAATTTCACTTGGTCCATAGCCAGGCTACACCGTTTTTCAAAGTCAGACATACTGTCATAACTTTCGTCAATGATGCCGTCAAAGGTTTTAAAGCCTAAATTGCGTAGATTTTGTAACGCACCTTGTCCGCTTAGACAAACAAATAATCTACTGCCCAGAATGGGTTTGACTGTTTTTTCTGTATAGAAACTATAATGGTTGCTATGATTAGTTTCTGCTATTAAAGTGTAGGCAGTTTGATTGTACACGCTTAGTGGTATGATTTGACTTATGCTCATGCGATAGCCATAGTACTTGAATTGTTCAACGGTCCACTCAACCGGTCGATCTCTCTCAAGTCCTTCATCTTCCCAGACCCACTTATCGGGATCGTCGAAGTTGTTATTGTTAATCTGACCAAGATAACGTACAATATTTTTGGCAGGGTCTAATCTCGCAAATGCAAAATCTCTGTGATTTTTCTTTCGACCAAGTAATGCGTCAAAGAAGTAGGGTTTAACGGCATAAGGATTGAGAACATCGAGTGTTTCTGGACGCACAAAACGATAAAAGTGTACTGTGGTAGTAAACCAATCATAGAATTTATGCACAGGACTGTGATCTAAATCAAAATTAAAATCGCCGCAGATAAAATAACTTACTCGAGGATGGTCGTGCCGTTGGACTATTTCAATAGTCCGATCGTGCAATTCACTCATGAGAATAAGAACATGGTCCGCAAACCCTGTTAAATCTGTAATTTCATTATCAAATTCAGACCTAATGGGATAGGGCATTTGTAAGCAGGCAATTTTGTATGCGTGTTTACTGTTTCGAAAAGGTTCTAAATTATTGTAGACCGTGAATCCCGAAAGGCCACATCTTGTGAAATGGAAATGAAAAAGGGCGTTTGTATTTTCAGGTACAAACACCCCTACATCAGTTTTTTGCATCAATTACTTAGTGGCTTTTTTTGCCTTGGTAGATGCTTTTTTAGCGGCTGGTTTTTTAGCAGCTTGTGTTGTGGCTTTTTTAACTGTTGGTTTTTTAGCAACCTTAGCTACTTCAGCTACTGCAACCTTGACTTCAGCAACTTCTTCTTTAACGGCTTCAACTACTGTTTCTTTTTTGCTGAATGCTTTGATTAAAGTCCAAGCAACTACGGCTACAAGTGCAATACCTACGATTAATGTAAAATCCATTTTAACTCTCCTGTTTGAATAGATAATATTATTTAGTGATGGCTCGACCCTGAAAACTTTTTCTCCGAAAAGGTTGCAAAATGTTGCGTTGCACAATATAATCATAAATAAATGTAGCAGTACGTAAGATGCTGAATAGTTCGGGTCTTGCGATAACATTTCGCTTAATAAAGGAAAATAAAATGTTCAATTTTAAATCAGTAGTAGACCAAGTAGCAACAGCAACAAAAACACCTTTGACCTACGTTGAAGACAAGAATTTGCGTTCCAGCTTAGAAGCCGTAGTTGATGCTCAAGCTAAATTTGTAAAAACATTATTTGACACTAACTTAGATTTGTCTAAGCAAGTAGTTGAAAAGGCTAAAGAATATGATTATTCTAAGCCATTTGCTGAATTAGCATCAGAGTTATTAGCTAAGTAATCTTAGTTTTAACTATCAAAGGGCCTTAATGGCCCTTTCTTTTTTGCCTTAATTGAATAAATACTATAAATAACTGTATGCCCCATAGGAGACAAATTTCATGGCAATCCAAAAGACAATAGTATACTCATGCCCAACCGGTGATTTTGCAGATAGCAAAGCCGCAATGGACGCATTCCATGCAGCAAGTTGCAGAGGTGATGCAGATGCAATCGCCGCATCTCGTGCAATTAGCCAAAGATATTTCACAACACCTGTAGTAATGACCTGGAGCGATTCTACAAAAACACTTACAATCGTTCAAGAGTTTGCCGATGAAGCTTCTGCAACAGCGTACTATGCAGAATACTCAGCTCATTTAGCTTCGATTACAGGCGGTGGTGACATTACCGATAATAAATTTATCATTATTAGCCCTACACAACCGGTTTAATACACCTGTTGTAAAAAGACAACATCACAAAGCCCCATATTATGGGGCTTTTTCTTTGAGTTGACCTATAATTCTGTTCCTGCTATACTTAATCTAAGTTAAACAAAGTAGGATAACAAAAATGAACTTAATATCTTTCACTACAGTAGAAGAAGGTAGTAGCAGTATCAATATGGCTAACTACCGTTATTTGGGAGATAGAATCAATATATTAGGCGCCAGACTTGATGCCGCAAGAGATGCACTGGCCAGGTCCGAAACCGCTTGGACCAAGCAATATTGGACACAGGTTATTGAACGTTTAACATTCCAATGGCGCAATTTGCCTGCACTACACGACGGAAATGCACAGGTTAGTTTAACCCCACGCTGGACTGTTGACTATAATTTTTACGAACGAGATGACGGTGTTGGACATACCGACTGGGTGGATCGATTTATTGGTTCAGCGTCTTGGGGTCTTGAAACTCGAATGAACGAAAGTTGGAATCGAGCCCGCGAAGCACGTTTGGCCCGAGCACAATATTAATTTTTTAACCTGTAAGGAGAAGTCATGAGTCGTTTAGAAGCAATGGCCACAGAGGCTGTATTTCAACTGCAATTTAATACCCGCGATGCTGTTCGTTATGTTCAACGTAATGCTCAAGTTGACTATACCACTGCCCAACAGGCCATTAAACAAGTTGTAACATTCCACCGCCGCTGATATGCTCTGCGCCATAATTGGATTTTTAACTTCGCCGGCGGTTTGTGCAATGCCAGAAATGCTAACATCGCCCAGACCCCCGTATGAAGTTACATTTACTATGTATGGTCCTGATCCCGACTGTTACAATCGAGATCGGCATATCAGATATCTAACCAAATTGAAAAACCAACCTGTACAGGGCGATGACGACAAAGAAAGTTATGATAGTGCCATCGATCAATATGTACGCAGACTACAATACTATTGCCGATGAAAACTATTAAAGTTCTTGCTGTTATCTTGTTAGCCATGCCCGTGCTGTCGCAGGCCGAATTGTTACATAGCCCAAAAACAGAAGTCATGGATTTTCAAGATTTGAATTACTATAGAACCGACTGTAGTCACCGAACCGAGCAGTTGGCCTTTTTAAAAAACCAATTGGACAATGTACCATTTTGGGAGAAGCGAAGTAAAGCAGTTATTAATTACTATATTCGTTTTATCAAGGCCAGTTGTCCAGAGCCAGAACCGGCTAAATTTGCCAACTGTCTTTCGGTCCGAGAACAATTTGGAGAAAACTCCAGTCAAGCAACAGTATGTAGATCTCCAAATTTTAAAGGCCCTGTTATTAATCGTTGGGAAAATGAAATTGACAATTAATTCAGGTTGTGTTATAGTAGTAAGTATGTTAACCAAAGTAAGAGGTGTAAAATGAAGAAGTTAGTGTTTGTAGTAGCAGTAACGTCCTTGTTAGCCGCTTGTGGCAGTACGCCCAAGTTATCGCAATCGGACGAACGTGATGTTAAACGCATGGAAGCCAGTTTTAAAACTATTCCAGATTGGTTTACTGACGTTCCTAAAAACGATGGCTCGGCTATCTATGCTGTGGGTGATGGTGTTAGTTCCAGTGCAAGTGGTGCCATTGGCAATGCTCGTGCCAATGCCTTTGAAGGCATTTGCCAAACAGCCGGGGGCAAGGTACGAAGCCAAACCAAAGTATTCCGTACAGACACAGAAAAAAATAGCAACAGCATTACCACAACCGCTATTCGTAACTTCTGCCCAGACGTTGATGTTACTGGTGCCGCAGTTGTTCGACAATCTGTAGTACAAGAAGGCTCCAGAATCCGTGCTTATGTTTTGGTACAGTTGCCATTGGGTGATAATAATGTTTTAGCTCGTACAAAACACCAAGACCGTATGGAGGAAAACCTTATTCAAAACCGTGATCGCGAATTCCGCGAATTGGATAATTTAGTAGATCCAAAAACTCAAGCACAGCCAGTGCAAAAGGGACCAGAAGTAAGTGTGGTTAATCCCAACGGTACTACATCTACTTTGAATTTAATGCCTGTGGAAAACGAAGAGTATAAAGCTCGACGTGCAGAAGCACTTAAAAAGCCCGGTGCTGTAGTAGGACAAGTTACAGTCAATAACTAAGCCGTTAATGATTGAATAAAGTAGTAGTTAATGCTCTTGCGAGGTATATTATAAATACCTTAGCGAGGGCATTTTCATGGCAAGACACAATCCCATACGTTATATTATGGAAGCACCGCTTCCAAGCAAAACATACCAACGACGACTTCAATACCGCCCAAGTTACAAAGACATCAACTACGCATACAACAAACTCAATTTTTATCTATTTGATAATCGTCTACGCAAACCATATATAGAACAAGGTACACGCAGACAGACCTGGGGCTATTGCCAGTGGGAAGATGAACTACAAGATACAGGTAGTTATTGCCATATCAAATTAATGGATAAATGGTTTTGCCCGCAGTGGTTTTGGAATACTCTGGCACACGAAATGGTACATCAATGGCAATGGGACATTGGCCGTTTTGAAGGCTACAGAGTAGATACATCAAGTGGTAGTCATGGCAGAAGTTTCTTCCTATGGCGCGATAGATTTGCCCATTATGGACTTAGTCTAAAAACAGCACATGGAATGAAGCGTTGGCTAAAACATCAAACTTTTTCTAAATGTTAATCTCGTAATAAAACTTTAATATTTTGTATTGCATTGCATGATAAATATCTAAGTAGAAACACTAATATGGTTTTTACTTAGAATAGGAGTCACACAATGACACAATTATTAGAAAAACTTACAGAGTTTTTTAGCGTAAACGAGCAATCACAATTAGAGCAATTTATCAATAGCAAACAGCCAACTAATGCAGCAGAAGTTGAGTACTGGACAAAACAGTACGAAAACAACAACGAAGGCCTGTACTGGAGCCGTGGACTATGAAACAATTTTTAAATGACATTTACGAAGCTATCAAAGCAGTACAACAGGCACGTGCCGAAGCAATGGTTAAAGGCCAATACTGGTATTAATATGATAGTTACTCAATTCCTGCCATTTAAACAATTTCCTGACTATGGGACTTGGTTAAAAAGCCAGGATGCAGAAACACGCCAACTTTATTTTGGTATGGCAGCAACAGACTATGTAGTTGACAGTTTGGTCAGTAGAATTATCGCCGATCCTTCAGATCACTATATTTTAGTAGCACTTAAAAAAGATCAATGGGTCGGAACAATACATATTGCTGTAAACGGGTCAAGTGTTGAATTTGGCATTATTGTTGATCAACAGTATCGTGGACAAGGCATTGGTAATCAATTAATTGAAGAAGCCATACTATGGGCTCGCAATCGTGGATATCAAGAGCTATTCATGCATTGTATCACATCAAATACCACCATACGACACCTGTGCAACAAACACGGACTACGGTCACGTAATATGTTAGGCGAAACAGAAGTCAACATGCCCTTAGATCTACCAAATTGGGTTACAATTAGCAAGGAAGTTGTTGCACGTCAACGCAGTTTCTTTCATTTATATCTGCAAAACACTACAAAATTCTACGAAGAAATATACGGCTAAGCTAAGTTCATAGCAATAAATATATTACTATGAAATTTTTTGAAATAGCCAACGGCCTTGAAAGTCGTCCAATTGTCTATGTAGACATGGATGGTGTTTTAGCTGATTTCTTTGGTCCTATTGCTCAACATCACGGTGTAAAAACCTGGCGCGATGCACGTCGTCAACGTAGAGCTAACCAAAGCAAAATTGATAAAATTGCAAAAAAGCCAGGATATTTCCTACACCTAAAACCCTTGCCCAATGCCGGTCGATTAATACACGGTGTTCTTAAACTTGCAAATCGATACAGTATTTTAAGTAGTCCATTGTTAAGTGAAGTAGAACAAAGTAGCCGTGAAAAATCTGAGTGGTTACAAAAACATCTCAAAAGCAATCCACCACGTGCTGTATTATTTGATCATGAAAAGTTCAAATATGCCAAGCAGGCCGATGGCACGCCTAACATTCTAATTGACGACTATGATACTAACATACACCTATGGGAAGCCAATGGTGGCATTGGAATTTTATACCGAGATGAAGATTGTGCAACTGCACTAAAACAATTACAGGCTGCACTACATGGCCGATTTACTCGTACGTTCAAAGAACCCCTGGCAGTTTTACAAAAAGAAATAGAACAGACCAACGAAGACTCTGACATTAAAGAACGTCTCTATACAAATCAACAGGTATTAAAATATGTAAAGGGTATTCATAAAGAATATCATTTAGATGATCCAATTTTAGATCACAAGACCTGGATATTAAAAATGGTTCCCACTGAAGAACTTAGTAGTCCAGAAAAATACGATCAAGATGATCGTTATCGCAGAGTTATTGATCTTGATTGGGATCATATCAAGAACATTACAAAACACGACATTTTTAACCGACCCGTTGTAGCCGATGATCAAGGCTGGGTGCTGGATGGAAATCACCGTGTTACAGCAGCCCGGGCAAAAGGTATAGAATCTATTCCGGCTTTTGTCCCCTACCATAAATAAATCATAACAGGAGATTTTCAATGAAAAAATTAATCACGGTTGTTGCCCTGGCCCTTGTTGCTTTAACCAGCACTCAAGTGTTTGCATGGAATCAACGCCAGCCAAATCCAGTAGCACAATGCCAAGTACACGCACCATATGGATTGCCAAATGTACAAGGTAATATCCAACCAATTTGCCGCGAAGCATATTTGGTAGGTTACGATGCTCCAGCAAAACTACCACGTTTTGTTATGTGGACATTAACACCAGGACATGCATTAGGTTGCGTAGCTCGTTCAAACGCTTTCGTAGCAGATGCTTCAGTTCCTAACGGTGCTGTTCCAGGTGACTACGCAGGTACAGGTTACGACAAAGGACATATGGCTCCAGACGGTGACCAATCATGGGATCAACAGGTTGAATATGAATCATTCTTGATGACCAACATGAGTCCACAAGCCGGCTCATTAAACCGCGGTATTTGGAAGCTATTAGAAACTTCGGTGCGTGGTTGGGCATTCCAAGGCGGTCACAACTTTAACATTGTAAGTGGCGGCATTTACTCACAAGGTGATAAAGTAATTGGTAAGGGCGTTGTAGTTCCACACGCTTTTTACAAGATTGTTATTGATGAAAACACAGGACAATATGCAGGCTGGATGTTCCCACACACAGCACCATATCCTAACTTGGGCAACGATTTAACCAAGTTCCGTATGCCAGTAGCACAGATCATGCAACAAGCTGGTGTTGCTTTTGTTATTCCAAAAGGTGCAACAGAACTACAACCGGGTAAAGAATGGCCTGTAGATTTTGGTGCATTAACCAACGCTAAACGCAAACTCTGCGGTGCTAATGCTTCTGTAGACTAATCAACTAAGTCTACGATAAATAATAGGGTAAACAACATTTACCCTATTTTTTTGACATTTTATGCGTTTATCTGAAATTAGAACCCTATTAGAACAACAACTTGATGAGCTCAAGATGAGCCCTTCGAGTCTTAATACTTTTGCTCACAGTGATGCGGCCAAAGGTATTATGGCAGGGTTTGAAGCAGAATTAGTGTTTACCGGCATAGGTGGCGAACCTGAATATGACGAAGATCCCGAACCCGACTACGATGCCGATGAACGTTGCCGTAGCATAGATGATGTTATAAACTTCTTTGAATACGATGAGTACGGCTACGGTACCAGTGGCCGTGAGTTAGAACGACTACGAGATGATTTAGACGAAAAGTACATGGAATGGATGGATGAAAAGATGTACGACGACTGGCGAGACCAGCGTGATGATCTAATTAAAGAAAAGTGGTTAGAAGAACGTCCATGGGAAGAGCGTATACACGCTGCTCTGGTAGATGGCTTAGATCTATCCGACGAAGAAGCCGACGCTGTTGAAGAACTACACAGTCGTATGGAGAGAAAAGAAATACGCGGCTCAGAAATGACCGAAGAGCAGTTAGAGATGATTACTCATTATAGCGAAGCTCGTGGCATTGCCGAGGATGTACTCAATGAGGATGTTGAACAAACACTAAACAACGAAGATGGCTTTTACGACGAAGTGTTAGATGAGTTCCGTAGTGACTTTTATATGGATGATGACAGCAGTTTCTTTGATGATGTTGGCCTACGGTGGATGAGTGACGTTGCTAACGAATTTAATCTAATGTGGCCGGTTA